ACTCTTGAAGGTCTCTCTCTGCAGTAAGTTGATCAGTAGCTGTTTTAAATAATCCGTGAGATCCAATAGCAGAAGAAAAGAATGGTTTACCTTTTCCAAAAGCTTGCTGAGCTTCAGCTAACTCTCCCTCAGTCATAATTGTATTTTGAGTTGCCTCAACTCCTTCATCTAATTCTTCAGCTTTAGGTGTTGGGTTTTGAAACTCTTGAATAGTATTTAAAGTAAATATTAAATGATCGTTTAAATCTCTTGCAACATTTGAAATAGTTGCTACGCTGGCGTACAGGTCATTTAACGAGTCGCGATATTGCTCTTTAGCAGCTTCTAATTTATCTTTTGCAACCTCAAGTTCACCTAAAGCTTTTCTTCTATCTGCTAACTTAGCAGCTGATGTATTCTTATAAGGTGTTCCGTCTGCTTTAAATTTTATAGCACTCTCTATGTCTGCTAAAGCTTTTTCTAGTTTAGCTAACTGATTGTACAACCTTTTAATAGAAGGTTTAGCTTTTAGCAGCATTTCTTTTGTAACTTCACCAGTCTCTTCAAGTTCAGCTTTTAAAGCTTGTAGTTTATTTAAATCTACTATAGTATCTGAAGATTTATCTTTATTCACTACCATACTATACACAGAATTTTCTAATATTTCTTTGTATAAATCTGAGTAATCTTTAGATTCAAAAGACTCGTTAAATAAAGTTGTAATAAGAGTTCTAGCCTGCCCAGCGGTTTTAACTTTTAAAGATTTTTTGCTAAAATTATGTATTATACTTAAATCTTTTTCAATCTCCGTTAATGCTGTCTCTAAACTTAAAATTTGCTTTTTTATACTTGTTACACCATTTTGTAGTTTAGTTATTACACTTGCATCTTCTTGTGTTTGTACGTCTTTATTTAAAAGTTCATCTAATAAAGCTTCATCTGTCTTTAACATTTCAACTGCAGAATCTATTTCAAGTTTTAAATCTGAAGTTTTATTAGATAATTTTTTGTTTATTTCTTTTGTTACAGCCTCTAAAGATTCAGTTGCTATTTTAGCTTCATTAACTACAGATATAGGACTACTAGCATTTAGTAAAAACCCTACATTTGTAGGTGATGTATCAGTAATATGCTCATGCTTAGCAAGTGTATCTTCAACTGAATTTAAACTCTCTTGTACTCTAGCTTTAGCATTTGAAAGAACATTTAAAGTAATGTCATCATCCTCTAATAACGCTTCTTCAGCTTTTAAACCTTCTAACTCTTCTTGTAGATCTTGCTTTTGTTTTAATAAAGCGATAGTATCAAATGAAGGTATTGGTTGTAGCAACTTATCTCCTTCAGAAGTTAGTTGCCCTGGAGTTACATAATAACGTTTTGTAGAAGTTTCCCCTTTTTCATTTTTATATTGGAACTCTACAATTTTACCCTTAAAGTTAGAGTATAGTCTATCTAGTTGCTTATTACCACTATCCTCACTTTGATATAAGGTAGTGTCTAGCATACGCTGCATTAATAGTTCAGGTTGCGGAATAAGCTCTCCTTGTTCCATTCCCCATACTTTCCACCATCCTTTTGGATTCCAAGCGCCTTCTTCTCGTAAACCTTGAAGTTCGTTAAACATGCTAATAGCTCTATGTCTACGAGCTCTTAATTTTCTAAGATCTTTAAGTTTAGTTTTAACATCCTCTAAGCTTTTAGCAGACTCTAAAGGATTAGCTTTAGTCCAAGCATCTAGCATCTTTTGTTCTTGAGCACTGATGTACGGATCTAAGCCTTCATTAATAGCTTTTTGTAATTCAGAAGATCTAAGTAGACCAGCTTCTTGTTTTTTCCCAAGCTCTAAAAGTTTTTTCTCTTTTTCTTTTTCACCTAAAGACTCATCTGCAGTAATCTCTTCAATCTGTTGGATTAACTCGTTTTGTTCTTCAGCTAAAGTTCTATGAAGCTCTTCAATGTGAGAAGGGTCTGTAAGCTCTTTAATGTTTAAAGTCTTTTTTACCTTTTCTACTGCTTCTGCATTGTCTTCTAAAACTGCTTTTTTCTTTTTAGGAGATAACCGTTGCCATATATTTTTTAACCTAAGTTTTGACTCATCTGCCTCTCTTTTATCTACAGCTGCTTTATCTTCTTCTACTTCTATATTTACATCAAACTTTACTTTACTTAGTTCAGATATTATTGAGTCTTCTCTAGCATCTGAATTCTCAGCTATAGACAACGCGTGTGCAATTGCATTTTTTTGGTCTTCCCCAAAATTAACAAACGATTGATCTAGCTTAGTTAACGTAGTTGAAATAGATTCAATACGCTCTTCCATTTTATTGGCTATATCTTCTCTACGCTTTTTTAATTGATTGTCTGTTAGATCTCCTTTTTCATTGTATTGGAAAGCAGTTCTAAACTCTTCTAAAGGCATTTTACGTATATGCTTTATATCATCATAAAGCTCTGACTCAAATCCAGCTCTAATTCTAGATGAAACGTAATTAAAAATTTCATCATGCTCTGCATTATGCACGCCAAACGGATTATCAATAATAGTATTAAAATCTTTACTATCTTGTATTACCTGATTACGTATTAATGTATCCATATTACGAGAAAACGCCTGCATACCGTTAGGCATACTTTCTAGTCTCTTACGTAATTTAGTTATAGCTTCTTGTTGAGCTTTTGCATCTTGTATGCTACCCCAAACACCACCTTGCCAAGTTAATTTTTTAGATGTTTTACCATCTTTACTTGTAGTCGTTGCTCGTCCTGGCAGCCCCATTGCGGCAAGTAAGAATCCTATACCTATTTCTTTTTGACCTTCTTTAGATCCGTAAGCATCACCAAAAGCGTCTTCTGTATGTAAAAGCAAGTCTTTTATCATACCTACTGACGAAGCATCTCGTTTACTTAAGTAATAATCATATGCTGCGCCCTGCCCTGAAAGATCTAAAAGTTTTTGTCCACCTTCTTCTACTACCCCTTCGTATAATGGAGTTTTAAGAGCTTTCCATACCGCTCTCCCAGTTGCCTCTCTTTTACTTAAGTCTTTAAATACCTCTTTATAAGTCCGAACTTTTCCTTTTAATTCACTCTTTATTGTCTTGCCAAGAGCTCCTTTAGTTGAGTTTAACCCTTTACCAAATATTTTTGGGAACATCATAAAGTTACCGTACCCCACTAAAGCTAAGTTTCCTGCAAACACTGCATTAGAGCTTTTAGTAGCGAGATCCGCTAATCCTGCTAGTTTTTCAGGTGGAGGATACGCTCCGTGCTCTTCTTTGTATTGCTCTTTTAAATGGTTTAATGTCTCGTCGTAATGATGCCTAGCTTCTACACCTGACTCATACATAGCACCTGTACCTAACTGACGAATAGTAACTAATCCGTTTTTTAAACGTTGAGCATCCATTAGAGCATCAGCAGCTTTTACTGTATCTGCTGCTGTATCTGCGGCTTTTGCCATACGTCCCGCAGTTTTAGCACCACTTGCACCTTGCAATATTTTAGTAGCTTTAGCCGCTACCGCACTTGAAGCCATACCAGATGTTAATCCTTCTGCTAATACTGCACCTGCAATAAACGATAACCCTTGAGTAAAGTCATTAGCCCAAAAATTAGCCGTACCCATACTTTGCAGTAAGTTGTAATCTTGCTCATTCTTAGTATAATAGTTAGGAAGAGCTCCATCCATGTATTCGTTAATACCGTCTAACCCTCTTTGAAAATCATTATCAAAGAACTTTTTAGTAGCACTTCCTTCTTGGAATAACCCCATACCAAATGCACCAGCTCCATAAACTAACCCTACAGTAGATCCTAAAATGTTAGTACCAGTTTTACCTGCAAACTTAAGCATACCATTAGCCCACTTATCTGCTGAAGCTTGCCCATGCGCTCGTAAGTCATCGGCATCATCAGATATAAAAGAGAATGGTTTATCTATGTATTTAGCATAATCATTATAATTAGTGTTATGCAATGTACGGCCATACATACTCTCCATACCTGGCGGTACGTCTGCAGCTCCATCCCAATCAACTTTTAATATATCACCTTGAGTAGCTCTTGCTGCTCTTATTTGAGTTGGAGTCATTTCAGCTGCTTTTTTTTCAGCTGTAATAGTATCTGAAGTAGTTAAATTGTTTTCATCAACTGTTGCTACGTCTTCTGGCTTTACTAAGTACTTACTGTAGTCTTGTTCCATTATTTAAGTTTTAATGGTAATTTAATTAAAGGCGGTTGATTTTCATCTCCTTCAAAGATAAACCTATTTAACTCATTCTCGTACGCTTCTGGATTTGTTTGTTGTAGGCCTTCAAAAGGTTTCATTGCTGCGCTTATTCTAGACATAGCTTGCGGAACTTTCATTAAGTATTGCTTAAAAGTTTCTTGATATGTAATAAACTGTGCTTGCTGAGATAAACCTTGTTCACCCCCAATTTGCTGAGTAGCTCTATAAATAGAATTATTAAGATCAACTAAATTTACATCTCTATTTTCAGAGTCTCTTATTTGGTTAATTTCTTGCCTTGCCATGTCACCTACTAAAAAGTTTAATTTTCCTGCAGCTGCTAAAATATCTCCAACAGTACTTCTAGTACCATTTTGCGCTCCCGTTTTAGCTTCCGCTATCACTAAGTTACCGCTTTGAGTTTTAAACATAAGACGCGCAGGAATGTCTCCCATTATATCACCACCAATAGCTCCTTGATAAACTAAGCCATCTATTTTTCCTTCAGCTATTTCTTTTTGTATATCGCTACCTTCATCTACACCAACAAATCTAAAGTCATTTACGTTGTATCCTTTTAATGCAGAAGTTATTGCTGTAGTAGCTTTTTTACCTTCTTCAGTTGTAGATGGTTTCCACACTTCACCTTCAAATACAGATCCCTCATAACTATGAGTTTTTTCAGCAATTTGATCTCCGGTGATACCGTCCTCTCCTTCTGTTTTATATTTAAAATATTCTAATGCTTTAGTTTTTAGCATTGGTAAATCTTTATCAGTAAATTCTGTACCTAATATATTATTTACTCTATCTAAATTTTCAACGTTTTGCATTAATTGTGTCTGCTCAGAATCTACAAATCCTAATCCTCGAGCTATCCCCGGAGTTTCCGGTCTCATAACATCTCTGACATTTCCAAAACCATCGAAAGCATATGAAGCTAAACTGACAGCTAAATCTCCCGCTGCGTAAGCTCCTGCTCCCATAAAAGCAAAAGGCGCCACTACTGCTCCAACACCAGTTACAGCTGCTGCTGCACTAACTGCTCCGGCTGCACCAAAAGCCATACCTGATCTAGACATCCAATCGCCCATGATACCTCCTTGCATACTAAAGTCTGGAGTCCATTGATCTTCAGTCATATACTTAATCATAGTACCAAACTTCTCAACATCTTTAGAATCTTTCCATAAGTCAGATTCGTATTTTTTATAAAGAGCCGCTTCTTCTTCATTAAACGTTCCCTCATTTAGCATTACGTTTCCTAAATTGTCTAATATATTTCTATAATCTTGCGCAAGTTTAGTTTTACCGTTACTTTCAGCTTCGATTATTTTATCAGCAAAATACAAGTTAGTTCCATCAAGAGCAGATCTATCTTCTAAATCTGTAATATCTGCTGCCGTGTATCCTGAATTTACTGAAGTATGGCTTCCACCCATAATACTATTAACAACAGCATTTTGTCTAGCATTTAATTCTTGACTTTCACTACTAGCAGCTTTACTATGTACTTGCTCATCTGTGTGAAGCCTAACCGCTTTAAAGATGCTATCCATAGCCATCTGTTGTCTTTGCTCTTCAGGAAGATTTTGATCATACTGCAATTGCATAAGATTTCTTAAATGCTGGTCTCCTTCAGGGCTTTGAAGGTACCCTCCCATAATACGAGTTGCTAGCTGATTCATACGTCCTTGAGAAATACCAGACGCATCTGCCTTTATAGTAGGCATATAACTTTTTATCGCAGCATTATAATCATGCTGCATTTCGCTTTTAGGTGTGTATATATTTTCTTTGTACTCTCCTGTTTCTGGATCTAACGTCCAAGAAGAATGATTTTTTGTAGCGTCTCTACCAAAATCTAGCACTTTTTTTCCTTCAGCTGTAGCCTTTGCTTGCCACTCTTTTTCTTTTTCTCTAACTTGGTAAGACTTTGAAACAGCTCTTAAACCTTTGTTAGTAGCAAAATCCTGTACTGCGTCATCTAAAGCTATACCAGCGTCTTCGTAAGCTCCTGATTGTACTATACTTTGTAAAGATTGTTTAGTTTGTTCTTTAGCTTGATTTAAAATTCCTTCGTCTGCAGTAGATACACTATTTATATTTGCGTATAATTGATCTAGTTGATTTTTTTTCTGTTTATTTTGGTCATACCTTTTACGATAGATTTCCATAATTTTATCGCCTTGCGGATCAACATACTGACTAGCAAAAGGTTTTAACTGGTACTTACTATACTTATTAGCCATGTTGTTTATTTAAGATTTGTTATAATCTACGCCATACTGCTTGTAAAGCGCTTCCATATCTTTACGCTTGTCAATGCCTGTCTCACCAGATAATGCAGCAGTCACTCCGCTACTAGCTTTATATGCCAGTTTATCTCTATGAAGTTGCTGTAAAGCCTCTACTGTGTATTGCGCAGCCCCTAATTTTCTGTCTTTTGTTGCAGCTTTTGCGGCCGCATTAAAGTCATCTACTCTCATTTTATTAGCAGCGTTAGCATTTGAAGCATTTAAAATATTACCTGCATTTGCCGTACTTGCATTTAAAGCTCTTGAAACATTACCTGATTCAATTTGAGCGTTCATTTGTGTTTCTTGATTTCCTATAGTCGTATTAACTTCTGATTCTTTTCCTTTAATTGCTAAATCCGCTTTACGTTTATTAGCTAATGCTGCCATCTTATTTACTAGTCCTGTACTACCTCCTCCTTGATTATCAATGCCCTGCATTAAAGCTTGATTATCTTGAGTGTTAGAGCTTAACAGATTTGTGTAATCTACTCGATCTAAGTTTTCTCTGCCTTGACGTTCAGCCATTACAATTCCAGGATTTACTATATCTGGATTTTTCATTGTATCAGGAGTGTCCGCAAACGCCATTGCTGCAGGAATTCCTGATAGTGCTGCAAGATAAGTAGCAGTATTATCTTTTTTTGTTTCTTCTTTTACATCATCCCCTTCATCTTCTTTTAAAGATTGCTCATATTCTTCACTAAAATCTAGATCTGATTTTACAAACTTTTCTTTACCTGGTGTAGCAGGATCTCCAAACTCAGACGTTCTACTAAAAGAATACTCGCCGTAGTCTCCATCTAAAGCGCCTATACCTTTTTCTCCTGAGAACCCAGTTGATAGATATTGATCTTTTGTGACCCCTTTACCTTCCATAGAAGTTCTAAAGCTTTCGTCATTATCCCATCTTGCATTTAACTTTTTATTAAAATTAGCTTGGAACTCCCCAGTCATTTCTTTTGGATTAAATTCTTGTGGTGAATTTACTCCCATTTCATTTAATATAGTTTTATTTCTTTTATAAAAATCTTCTCTAGCTTCTTCTGAATTAAAGTTTCCGTCACCAAAAACGCCTTCCTCACCTTCAGCTTGCATTCTAGCTATCCCTTCTTTTCCTCTATCTTTAGCTCGATCTCCCATACTAAATCCAGATTCTTGCGCTGCCTTGTCTACCGTCTCGTAAGTATCAGTATACATTTTAAGACGCGGCATTTTTTCAACAAGATCTACTGCTGGCATGTTTGCTTCTTCTGGGTTATAATTTGGATCATCTTCTTCAGATGAAAAGTCTTTAAAACCCGCATCTTCATATTTGCGCATTCCTCCATACGCTGCCTTGATGTCTCCTGGGTTACGCCCTGCTACAGCCTCTTGCATTTTAGCTAAATAATTAACTTGCTCTTGCCCGGCACCATTATTTAACATTTCTTTATGCTTGTCAGCAAAAGTCATCCCCCCAGCTTTTAGCTTATTAGAAAAGAAATAATCTTTCATTCCGCCTTGAGCTGCAACTTGAGTCATTGTTTCTCCGTTCTCTACTTCAGTTTGCTCATCTAGTAAAATACCGCTTTCTGATCCCATACCTGATTCATCATGCTCATTACCTACAAACTCTACAGCTCCTCCGCCAATTGGTTGCATAACGCCTCCTGGAAGTTGTTGCATACCACCTTGCATATACTGCTTAGCTTTAGAGTACATTCCTCCATACTCTTTCTTTTTTTCATCACCTGAATTAAAAAATGCTTGAGCTGCTCCTGTAATCACGCCTCCTCCTATTAAAGCTTTTAATACACTTGGTCCATACTCTTCAACCTTGTTAACCCACTCTGGAGTTACACCTTCATAAGTACCGTCTTTTAATTTACGTATTTTACCGCTTTTTATAGCTTCTTTAACCTCTTTAGTTCTCCAGTTAGGAATAGACTGCGCTGCATCTCCTTTACCTTTTATAGTTTGTGGTAAATCTTTTACGTTAGGAGTTACTTTAGTTCTTAGATTTGCAATCGGCTTAGTTATAGCTTTAGGTAACTCTGCATTTTGTACACCTGCTTTAAATCTTTCTCCTGTATTTCTAGCAAAGTTTTTAAGAGTTTCTACTTTTGTAGCGTCATCTGCTGCCTGTGTTATATTAGGTTTTACTTTAGATTTTCCTGTTTTAGTAATACTTTTAACAGCCTTAGTTAGTTTAGAAGGATCTATTCTAGAACCATCTGCTGCAAATTTAGCTGGATTTACAACTCCTCTTAAACTTTTTAATTGTTTTGCATACTTAGGTACATTTTTAATAAGCTGAGGAATATTTTTTACCATACTAACTAACCCTTTAAGGCTACCACTAGGCATTGGAGCTATTCCACCCATAGGTGTTGTATCCACATAATTTGGCGCATCTGGATCATCTGATTGAAATTTAAATGTCTCATAACCACCATATTTAGGGCCTTTATCAGTTAAAGTAATTTCGTCCATCATGTTAGAATACTGCTCTCCTGTATATACATCAGGGCTTTTAATTAGCTCTGGGCCTGTATATTTCTTTTTATTCTTCTTATTTTTATTATTAGCCATTATTTTTTATATTTTAACCCGCCGTAACGTTTAGTTCCCATGTTGTTTCCAAAGTCAAATCCAGCGTATGTTTTACCATATGCCTCAGCTTGTAATTTTTTTGTAAGGCTTTGTGCAAAATTATTTTCTTGCTCCTTATTACCTTTTATTGTTTTATTTAATGTTTCTGCTTCGTTTGCACTCTTTTCTCTACGAGCCTTACGTCTTTGGAATAGTCCTTTACCTAGCCCGTACAAACCGCCTGCAATACCTCCAATTGCAGTTCCAATACCAGGTAACAGCATAGATCCAATCATCGCCCCTGAAGAGGCAGAACCTCCTACATCGCCTATAACTTCACCTGCATTCCATTTAGTTGCATCTTTGTCATCAGATAACATAGATACTCCTTTTCCTGCTAAAGCTCCTATTCCCCAAGGATTTATCTTAGAAGCTGTAGCAGCTGCTTTACCAAGTTGTTTTGCCCCTTGTTTAGCAGCTTGTTTTGCTATTTGTTTTTGAGCAAACTTAGTACCTAAGAATTTAGTTCCTAGCTTACTACTAGCAAATTTAGTTCCTTCAGATAACATGTTTTTTCCGGCAGTAAACCCTAACTCTTTAGCTCCAAGCTGTAAACCTTTAGATAAAACTTGCTCTCCAGTACCAAATCTATTTTTTAAATTATTAGCATTTGCTTGAAGCTCCATTTCATTGTTTTGCGTATCACGCTCAATCTCCGAAGCTAAGTTTGTGCTATCTTGTTGAATCTTATCTACACTAGAAGTAAAAGCAGCAGAAGCATTAGCTTGAGCTTCAGGGTTAGTTTCTTCGTACACAATATTACTTGTAGAGTTTTGACCTATCCCTGCAGGTATTGTGTTAGAGTCGTACATACCTCCCGGTAAATATCGTTTTCGTTTTTTATTTATTTTATATTTTGACATTATCGATGATATTTTCTAGCTTCTACAGAGCTGGTGTACAAATTTACTAAATTATTACGTGAATTCAGACAAATTAAACGTATTCCTATCCATTTGTCTACGAATTTTTTTCTAGAACTCCAAATTTTTTCTTCGTCTATATAAGAATTATTTATAATTTCATTCATACCATCTATAACAAACATGTTGTTTGCTGTAGTCGTAGTGTGCTCAGATAGCGGAAATCCAAGAAAAGTATCTTCTCCGTGAAGCCAGTAATTTTCTGGATCTTGTATCTCAAGTTTTAATAACTTAGACATATCTCTAAATGAATTAATTTTCCAATTCGTACCTACCTTTCTTGTGTTGGCTAAGTACTTTAAATCTTGTAGTCCAGACAGTTGGTTAGTATTGTATACGTAAAACTGATCAAATCCTCCTTCTGATAAATTAGATTGGCTAGCGTTTACAACATCTACAGTGTATGCAATACTAGAATACAACGCTGCCATTACTTTATTTTCATTATGAACAAAATCAATAATAAAAGGATTAGTATCAAAATACTCTGGAAAACCGGTTCCAAAATCACCTTCTACTAAGTCAACGCCTGCATCTACATAATTTTGGTAATATTGCCCATATGTAAAATTATTAGTACCTCTATGTGACCATATTACACTGTCTAATTCTAATAACTTAGCGCCTGCATCATTAGTTTGAATAGTAGATGCAGTATCACTTAAAGCCATAAAACTTCCTAATGCATTAAAATACAAATAAGGAATGTAAGAATGGAAAGACACCCATGCATTAATCTCAGGATTAAATGATATACTCCACCCTGAATTTGTAAAATAATTAGGGTTATTATAATCTATAAGAGCAGTTGTCACATTAGTGTTTGAAGTTGTTTCTAACGTTGAAACGTACGTTTGAGGATTTTCATAAAACACTACTACACCAGCTGCATTAGTAAATTGCGCAGGCATATTACTTACTGTATTAATAACTAACGCATTAGCCCCTCCTTCATCTGGCCAATACACAATAGGAGTTGTTGGTAGAGTATATAAATACTCGGTTGTAGTTAACCCTCCAAATGGGTTATATGTATCAAGAAGCACTAAGGCACCTACAGGTAAACTATACTGCCCACTTGCATTAGCGGGCAATACATTAGGTATTTCGCTAGGCCCAAATTCTTGAAAACTTTCGTAACTCTGCAATAAATATGCATTTCCTGCTTCCCATTGCTCAATAAAAAGATTCCAATTGTCTGTAGGAGTAGCTCCTGCTTCCCCTGTAGATGTAGTAGTAGTTACGCTGTTCACTAACTCATACTGCATAGCAGTATTATTGAATTGTATAGTTGGATTTGTTCCAGGACCATATCTATGTATAAATTCACGGGTTGGTCTTTTATCTCTTTTGGTCAAAACAATTCTTTTTTGTTCAGGATCCCACACCGAGTGAAGGCCAATACCAATTATAGGATTGTCCATAGTTTCTGGTAACCCGTAGCTTTCTAGCTCAAATTTTAAATTGGCTTTAAACCAATTTTCCATTCCTAAAGCGCTTATATCTGTAAGAGCTTGCGCCATTAAAAACACTTTACGGTCTTTTTTATTTACAAAAAAGTATCCGTATCTTGTAGTAAGAGCAGCCCATTGTGACTGCGTACCTCCATACCCAAGCGTTGTTTGTAGAATCTCATCTGGAGGCTGAACAAATATATCTCCACTCCCAACAAAGGCTTCAGTACCATCTTTCATTTCCATAGTTTGTTTACCTTTTGTAGCAAACAAGCTGTTTTCCATATGAAAATACAATAAATTATTAAAACTAGATAATTTCCATAAATCTCCTCTATTTTTAGGAAGATCTTTATACTGATTTGCTAAAAATATTCTATAGTTATCAATTATACTAGTGTTATCCGCAGTAGTACTTCTATGCGTTCTAGTAGGAAAAGATGTATGTGTTGTATCTCGAAGTGGTAACGGAAAAGCTGTTCTTATATCACTATCTGAAGAATAATTATCATTATAGCGTACGTTATCTTGGTGAGTTAGATCTCTATCTCCTACATTCTTTAAAACATTTTTTGCAGGAGAATGTGGAAAATACATGCTATCATTATCTTCTGCATGCCTAAAGTTAATGTTATCAGGACTTTCAACAATATTGTAATAAATAGCTCTTTTAGGGTTTGACGTTGACGCATTATCAATTGGCGTTATTGCAGATGCAAATCCGTATCTGCAAATAAATGTATCGCCTCCAAAAATACCGTTAGTATAATACCCAGTGGCATTATCGCCTATGAGTGTTGCATCTTTTTTAGTAGTATATATAGTGTCTTTGTTATACCCACTTGAACTAAATTCACTTCCTGTTTTTATATGATTTAAATATTTATCTGAAGTGCTGTCATCGTTAAAAATAAAATTTTCTAAATCTTTACCTAAGACTTCGTACCCGGTCCAAACGAGCTCTTGACTATCAATAGATTTATATACATCTGTTTTATACGCATGTAAATTTACCATGTAATTTAAATACCTTGTATTTGCAATAGTAGCAGTTACATCTGCAGTTTGTGTGCTAGATATTAAAGGTTGATTTACTAACCAAGGTGGCGCGTCTAATGGAGCTTTTCCAAAGAAATCCGATTCATCTGCTGCAGTACCGTCTGGCTCACATTTTAAAGCGCCCATATATTGTTTAGTTGACAAAACAATTGCAGACTCTCCAAAATTATTTACCACCTTACCCCCAAAACCTAAAGCTGTTGCATCAAATATACTATCACCTCTTAAATAAGTTTTTGCTTTTTGATTTAACATGCGTGCAAATCTATATGCTGGTACGTCGGCTTCCCCATAATTTGGTTGCACATTAAAAACGTAGTCTAACCCTATAAATATTGCAGAGTTAATATCTTCAGCGTAACAATTAAATTCTGTATCATACCCCCAATGCTCTTTTACCTCATTAGCTGTTAATGGATCGTAGTTTACTATTGTAGTTAATGATTTTTTGTCTTGTTTTAAAGTTGGTCCATTCCATACAAGATTGTTAACCATGTAAATAGGCTTAATATGCGTAGCTCCTGCTAAACTATTTTTAGTCCTAAGAAGATTAAAATCATGAAAACTAAAATGATTGTACCCTTCAGGGTAATTGCTAGCAGGTCCTGGCCAAGGTTCTTTTTTGTGGAATAACTCTGGCTGGCCACTAAGACTTTCTAAAATGCTATCTGCTCCTGCACTTGCCTCAGAGCAGGCTCCTATAGCTGTAGTCTGTTCAGACATAGGTAAAAGTATATCTTGCCCTAAAATAGTTTTATTGGCATGACCTCTCTTAGCTCTATAAACACGAAAACCTTGAACTTTATCAGCTATGCTTTTAGGAATCTTAAAATTATTTAAGTGAAATCCTAGAGCATTTACATTATGTGAAACTACAGAATCATATCCAGTTGTAGTATACCCACTAGTAGGAGTGGTATCAATATCAAATTGCCAATAGTTATCTGATCCACTAGGCTGTTGTGGCCCATCACTTTCTGTTGTACCTGCCTGACGTATACCTTTATCAGGATCATGCCCTATAAAAGCTCTACCTTCAACCCACATTTTATCTCCTATCCCTAAAGTAATAGGAACTGGTAGACCAGATACGGTTCCGTGTGCAGTTGTGGCCTCCGGGTACATTTCGTTAAGGTTATCTTTATAATTATAATCCCAATGATTTACACCCAAATTTGTATTATATCCAGAAACTCCCCAATCACCATTTGTAACGTCACCATCCGGTATGGTATAATATCTCTCATTATTAGCCGTCTCTATAACAACTCTTGCTTTCATTGTGTCAAAGTTGGCCTCATCTCTAAACCACCAAACTTTGAATTTCATGTTTGAAATAGTCATAGCTTGATCTGCTACAAATACACCTGTACCTCCATTGTACAATCCGTTATTAATTGTTACTGTCCCAGCGTTGTTAGCATTTGTTATTGCAGTGCTCTCTTCTCTATAAAAATCTTCTCCTACTAAGTTAGCATTAGTCATGTTACTTAGGCCTGCCGATTGAAATAACAGTGGGGGGCTCCATTGAGGAGACAAAGCATCACTCATTTGATCTCCTGTATATTTTGTTTGGTTATGTATTGCTGCGATGTTAGCTGCCCCTGCTACATTTCCGTATGAACTTGTATTGCTGTCACTTCTATAAAACTTAACTGTACCTGACCAATCTACATTATTTGCATAGCTAGAGGTACTTACCGTAGCTACAGATGAACTCCCTACATGCCCGGCATTTATACTTCTTCTAAAGTAATTATCATTTGATGGAAAATGATGATGTCTTACGTTTTGATTTTTTAATGTTTTATTTGCTGCAATACTAGGAGAAATTTCAGTACCGTCTGCCGATGTACCGTTAGATTTTATATGAAAAATGTCGTAATTTCCAGTATCTGGATATAATTCTGTAGAGTTTTCCCAGTAATTCATTTGCTGTCTAGGAGAACTTAATCTGTTTTCGAAAAAATTATCTACTAAAGATGATGGGCTACTGCTATCCGTTAAATGAAACTGTTTAGAATGTGGGCCTAATGCAGCCATGTGCAATTCATTTAAATCTCCCCCATCAGATAAAGGTGTTTTTTCAGAAACATATAAATTTTCTCTCCCTGGAATGTGATATGCATAAGACATTGACCCGTCTTTTAAAACAAACGCTACATATAAAGCATATGTTTCATCTCTCATATACCCTCTGTGTTGAGAGTTAAGTATATGATTTCTATAAGATTTTGTAGAATCTATTGTATACCCTCCATCAACAGCCGAAGTTGCAAACCCAGTTTCAAGATTATCTTGACTTGCATAAAACGGATCAAAGTACGTAATAGGTTTAACTGTAGACTCTACTTGTATTGCGTTAGCGTACTTTTGAAAACCTACATCTTTATTACTTGTAACATTTCCTAAATATAAAACATTATCTAATTGATTAATCGTCTTAGCTGATTCATACCCTATTGTATCTATTATTACATCTGCTACAGCTGCACTAGCAACTCCTTCTACTCCAGAAAAAGTAATTTTTTTAGAAGTTACTACTGTAGTGTAAGGTATATTTGCTACATCATTAAGCCTAAAAGCATCAACTGCGGTATCTAATTTACGTATAACAATAGGCCTAATATATTTATAATCAGGGTTTAAGTTATTTATTGACCATGTAATAGATTTAGAAGTCTGGCTTCCTGCTTTAGCTCCGTCTACTTTAGTTGTAGGTTTAGTAAATTCAAATTCTTCTACAATAGAAATAGGATCTGATATAGATAAATAGTTAGTTGCCACTAAATCTTCATCTACGTACGCAAGCGCTAAATAATACACGCCAGTTAACAATCCTCCCCCTTCTTTAATTGTGGGATCTAAGGGATCAGTACTTATACTTATTTTAGGTACGGGCCCAGAACTTGGAAAAAGATTTAAAATATCTAAATGCGATGTAATGTCAAAGCTATTTTGAAAAGAAGACGCATTTAACCCGTATAAACGTGTAAAATTACTCCCATCATTTAGTGCTCTTTGTTGTCGAGTCACGTTAAACGCTCTGGGAGGATTTAAAGCATCTACCCAGTACACAACAAGATCCCCTTTAGAGTCAATTTTAAACGTACCTTCAATTGGGTAAGATGTATTAAAATTTAAGTCAAACAAAAGAGGAGGTTGAAACAGAATTGTAACTATATTATTATTAAGCAGCACTATCATTGCTTGCTTATCAGTCAAGTTTTTTAAAAATAAAACTACTCTACCGTCTGAAATTTCTATAGCTCCTATTGCTTTAAAATTTGGATCTATTTTAGTTATGTGCTCAGCTCCAGCTTCATTAGATATTGCCCCTTTTTGTGTATTCAATACTGCATTTAAAGCGTATCTCCACGTACCTTCAGGTTGATCTAAATGACCTGTGTCTTTGAATAATCCTTTTAAAAATCTTTTTTCCGTCATTACCTTAGTAAGTTTTCTCTAGTATTTAATTGCTCAAAACCTAAATCATGTTTATTTAAAGATGGGATCATTCTTACCCATTGATTCATAAACGATTCGTATCTATCTATATCTGGATAATTAGCAGCATTACGAGCTTGTGTACAATAGTACTTCCATTGCTCCTCAGCAAAAGCGTAATCTATTCCGTTATTAACCAAAGTAGGCATAGACAATAGTAATTTTTTATAAATGTACCAGAACATAGCTTCTTTAAAACTAATGTCTGCTGGCACTAAAGGGAAGTTATCTCCATCAGTAGGAAATACTGTATAACTAAGACATATCTTTCCTGTCGTAAAAGAAGTCTTTATGTATCCATTATCTATAATGTATGTATCTTCATTTTTTGCGTTTCTATTTACACAACTTTCACAGTGTATACTATCATGAAACGTACTAGCTCCATATTGCAAAGGCGCTAAACTTGTCACATCCTCAAAGTAAGCGTTTTCTAAAACAACTATCCGAGAATTAATTTCTTGCAAAGTAACAACTGTGTTGTCATAATTCATACCTTGCTCTTTAGCGTCTTCAATAGTTTTATTTAAATGCTTAACTGTCTTAATTAAAGCATCAAGATCTTGGTCGATTTTATCTGTGACAGCCGAGTTTACAGCAACTTGGTTTATATAATACAGATCTGCAGGTAAAAAATGTCTGTGATCTTTTATAGGTAATACACATGTCTTAGTCACAAGCTGTGTGCTTGACCCTATATGCTCTAAAGCTTCCCCTATCCATTCTATAGCATCGTCAATCCAATTACTATGTTGAAGCTTTAAATCTCTGAATACTTTACGTATTATTATCTTACTTGATTCTGTTCTATATATAGCCATTACGTTAACTTATCTAAATTTACTACAGAAGGCTCTTCAATAAAGCCACCATAGCGATTTATTTTTACACATTTATCTTTACCATTTACAGTGCCGTTATATCTGTAACCTTCCCAGCAAGCTTTGCCGTCTGCACCTTGCTCTTTTCCTTTTTTATTTTTAGCCATTATTTCTTTTTAAATCTTAAGTATGCTAAATCATCAGTTTTTAAAAGGTTTATAAGTTTATCTTTATTTCCTTTAACGCCTCTTGTAGCGTCAAAACGATACACGGACTTATTTTTTACTTTACATTTTCCTTTATTCCAATAAAACTTACAATAAAAAGAGTCTGTATGGTATATAAACCATTGTTCTCCTTCGTTTGTTACTACGTCGTAAATCTTTTTTCCTTCAGCTATAAGTTCTTTTCTATACTTATTACTCTCTCCCCAATCTATTCTAGGGTTTCGAGGATCTCTATCGTGTCTAGTGATAGCAATGGTTGATAGGTTAAACCCTATATTAAAAGAGTTACCATCCAAGATATAGTCCATTACTTCAATATTGAAATCTGAACATATATCTCGAAAAGTTAAACTATCTACAGGATTGTTACATGATTTTGTATAATCCTTATATATATCTCTAAGAGTATAACTCATTAAGATCTTGTACTCATATTATCTGCCTTTACTTTAGGCTTAGCTTTAGGTTTAGCTTTAGCTGCATCCTTCTTTTTATTGTAAGCTTTAGCTGCTGACTCAAACTCTTTATAAGTTTTGTACTTGCTCTTTACGTTGTTCTTATTATCTCTCCACGCACCTTCGTATGTAACTCCAGTACCTCTTTTAGTTTTAGTTTTACCTGGCGCATTAGTAGCTCCTTGAGGGGCTGCTTGTGCTTTAGTAGTAGGAGTTGGTTTAAATTTAGGCTTCTCAGCAGGCTTATTAGCAACGTTAACTGCCGACTTTTGCTTTTTAGAAAGCTCTGAAGTATCTTTAATTGCTTTAGTTAAAGGTCCTTTTTTTATTTTTTTACTTGCTTTTCTATCCATACGTTTTGTTTGTCGTGCAGAAATTCTAGCAGCTTTTTTAAGATTACCTTTTTCTACGTTTCTTTTGATACGTCTGTCTGCGCGAGTTCCACCATCTTTATACAGTTGACGTTCTGAGTCTTGGTGTAATGAATCTAAATCGTCGTGAGAAGGATCTAGTAAAAAATCGTCAAAATTATTATTTGCCATCGTTTTAAATTTTAGTTAGTTATTATTAGGTGCAGGAGCTGTTGGCCTATCCTGCGCTCTATCGTTAGTGGTATCATTAAACGTAGATGTAATTAATGTTAGCTCTCCGCTTGTGATACCTTGGTTAATTAAACTTATCATATCCATCGATATAGGGAATGGATCTTTTGCTGAATCATAGCATGGTGTAAAGTATTCTCCTGTTAAAGGATCTTGTTCTCCACACTGAGAATACAACGCAACCTCATCAGGATCTTCAAATATGCCTCTTACATTTACTGTATCAATACCATCAGCGTTGTAAATATACAGATAATCTGCAATCATATACGATTTATACCTACCTTTTGTGTATTTATCATATGGTAACCATTGTATGCTATGAGAATCTACTAAAGGTATTGTCGTAGTTCCAGTAACATCCCCTATGTAAGTTAAAGCTTCTTTAAAGTTTAATCTTACTGTTTTAGGTATTTTAGTTTTACTTCTAAACACTGAGTAAGTTACAGGTAAGTTGCAGCACTGAGAAGCGTTAACCCTCTCAAGCTCAACACAACCTAAGTCTTGCTCTGAATGTCTAGATATAACATTATTTTTTGCAAAATCTCTACGAATAAACATAGCTCGATAATGCTTTATATTAAATTTAATCTGCTCAATAGAAATAGTTTCATCTTGATTAGACTTACCACCTCGCACTAGATTTAGTAAATTATATGCTATTTCATTTAACGTCATTATTTTTATTTTTTAGAAGATCCTCCAAAGAAAAAGTCAATTATTGTGTTCACTTTACTTGACATTGCCCCAAAGACTGTTGAGATAAATCCTATCTCGTAGTCAGAAAGATCTAGTGTATTAGTTATAAAATATTTAAACATAAAATAAGATATAAAGAAATAAGCGCAAGTAAAGATAATAGCTAGTACCTTTTGTATGACACTATCATCAGTGAACATTGTTCTGGCACTTTTTCTATCCTCTACTTCTAGTTTGAACACTTCCTGTTCATGCTCCTTCCCTAACTGTTCTAATTTGTTTTTAAGAACTAATCGTTCTTCATCTGTAGTAACAACTTCATCTATTATACTAGAGGCTTGCCCTACTAAACTTTTAAGTATATTTTTAAACATCTGCGTATTTGTATTTAGTATCTCCATCCTCATCTTTGTAGGCTTCGAGTACTTGTTTTCTATTATCTTTAGCTTTTAAAGATATATGTATCCAAGCAAAGTCAAACTCATTAATCATCTGGTCAAACTCTAAACCTGAATCTAAAATCCACTCATAGATAAGTTCGTTCATCATCTTCCCCATCTGCCAAAACTGGATGTCCAATGCCTCACCTTTGCAGTGCTGCGAAGAACGACTGCCACCAATAGCACGATTGAGCGCCGGGTTGCGATAACCACTACTGATCCTGATAGGACCAATACTGCTACGAAGAGGCTGTATAAGATCATCAATAAGATGCTGCATATTCTGCAAGTGCGCTTTAGTCGGCTCATTTTCTATCCCTAATCTTTTAGCTGTGTTGCTGTGAATTATCTCAGACAACGCAAAGTTTTTACTTAGTTTCATATTATGCGTCTGTTCCAAAAACCATCCATTCTACAATTGTACCACTAGTTGCTGTGTACGCTTTTAACGTAGTGTCTGAACTCATAGGCAAAAATGCAAATTCACCTCCTGCTAACTTTAACAGTACAGGATCATCAGCAGCAGTATCTGCGTAAATATAAATATAGTCTAAAGCAGTAACGTCTGTGTTTTTAATAAACATGTAAGCTCCAGACGAAAAATCATTAGCTGTATATAGAGTTACTTGCCCCGCAGCAGTAGTTTTTAAAGTAGATGTAATAGGAGCTCGCGCTAACCCGGTAGTGTGTGCTACAGTAGCTTTAGTAGTTAAAGCTATACTTAAAGCATTTGAAACTAAATCTTGCGAAGTAATTGTTAATTTTGTTGTTACAGTTGCCATTGTTATTTATTTAAGAATGTGTTAATATTATAAAACCTATTATGTAGCATATCACCATAGCAGTCCAAAAAAAAGAAATGGCTATAGTTGATGTGTGTACTTTGCTTAAAGTGGCTTTTAATTTTTTCATTACTGAAATTTACTTAGTGTTATGTTATCAATTGATTTTTGTACTTTCTTTTTAGTTGCAGCTAACTGCATCATTATATTAGGATTAAACCTATTTTGCTCTACCCCGTTATCAAATATAATAACTGTAGGTATAGCCGTTACTTTGTATTCTTTTTGAACCTTAGCTCCTTTTACAATACACAGCCTGTATGACTCGCAATCTTTTAACGAAGGTAAAAAATCAACTTGATTACCTGCGTTCCACTCAGCCCAGAACTCAATTACCACTGTTCCTTTAGCTATCTTAGAATTAAATGAGCTAGAACTAACAAACTCTTGAGCTGTAACTGTTAAAGGTAGTAAAAATATTAATAACTTATTCATACAATTTTTGTTTAATTGCTTTTAAGTCATCTTTAATTTCCGTAACATCTTCCTGTGTAGACATAATCGTTTGACGTATAAGCTTATCTTTCATATCAAATTCCATCCTTGTTATTACAGGGTCTGGAGCAGCAGGAAGTAATTTAGCTTCAGCTATGTCAGCTTGTAGTACAAACCACATACTTATTATTGTACCTAAACCAACTGCTATTCCTGCCAAAGTTTTTACACTTATTTGTACTGCTGTATTTTCATTTAATTCTTGCGCCATGCTGTTAGAATATTAAATAATTTAACCCTGTTTTTAATTCGTAAGATGGCATACCCCAAAACTTTAAGTGTTTACCTTCAACAAACAAACTAAGATGTCTATTTAAGTTAACCCCAAAAATTAAACCAGTATCCCATTCTTCTTGTTCTGCATCTCTTTGATATGCAAAATCTGTTAAGCTTTTATGTATAGGATACACAGAACCCCAAGCGTGCAACCAATAGTTTTCTTTATATAAATAATAATCTAGTCCTAGTACTGCAGATACTTCTTGCTGAAGACCTAAACCGTCAAGTATTCTCTTGTTATAGTTATTAACTGCTCGACCAAAATGATACTTGTAAAACTCGTTATCACTACCTGCTATCCACTCAGGACCGTCATCAGTTATTTGCATCCATATACCATTTGCTGTAGGTAAATACATTTCACTAATAGCAAATTCTTCCCAAGTACCTTCGTAATCATCCATGGGATTACAACCATATACAGGATGAGAACGATGGGCTACGCCAAAAGTAAAGTCTAATCCACCAAAACTTTTGCGTAACCTAACCTCGCCCAAAGAATACTTTAAATCTATTAATCCATTATTAACATAGTTAGCTTTAACTGTAAACATGTTAGATATGTATCGTACATTATATTCTTGTTGGGCTACTTCTAATCCGTTGTTTCTAACAAACGAATATTGAAATAGGTATTCAAGTCCGGGAGCATTAGAAATTGTAGCGTAGTCACTAGCTTCATGCTCATTACCTGTATAAAAATTGTTTTGTTTAATCTGATAGTCGAATCTTGCTATCTTGCGAAGTCCAAATGTTATAATTAAATTTGGGTCATTAACCTGTGTAGTTTCAACAAGCCTACCATCTACAAAATTGCTTACGTGCTCCCACACATTGTCAGGAGCCACCCCCTCTACTCTAAAACTAGGGGGATTTAATTGAGGAGTACTTGTTGAATAGCTAGCGTAAAACGTAGCAAACCTAAACAAGTTTAGTTGAGCTTTACTAGCTAGTGGGATTAATAATAAAATAAATATTAATTTTTTCATTTATGCTAAAGTTAAAACTATTGAAGATACTTTATTTGAAGTGCTTCCTAAATTAATCATTATTACTAGTTGTTCTCCTATGGTGCAAGTCCAAGGTGTTATATTATTTGGGCGGTTATTATCTCCATTCCCTAAAGAGGCCGCGCTACCTCCAGATAATTTGTAAGCTGTTATGCTTCCTCTAACAGTGCTAGTACATATCACATGAACTGCATCAACTCTACGTCCTGCAAGACCAGCCCACGTAGCATACATTCTCCCAGATCTACTACTACTAGCAACTCCTGCAGGATCAAACACTACAGGGGACCCGTCTGCATTAATTGAAGACAAAGGTAAAGATATGTAATCTACTCCTCTATTTGAGTATAGCCCCGCATCTACACCTGCTGCACCTGCACTACCAGTAGCGCCTGCTGGCCCCCTAGCTCCCGTACTTCCATTACTTCCATTAGAACCATTATTACCTGCGGGGCCTTGCGGTCCTTGAGCACCATCACCAACCTCTGAAGTTAAGTATCTACGTAGTTCGTCTATATCTTCAGACATTTGCTGCATCTGATATAGTACAGCAGCTTCAGCAGGATAATTTTCTAAGACAGTGTGATCTCCAGCATCGTACTTAGCTTTTAACCTATTCTTTGCATCTCCTGTTTTGTTGTGTATAGTACCACCTTTTTTATTACCTAGTGCCATAATACTATGCTTTTGCTATTGTTATTTTACCTCCGTATACTTCTTCACTACTTGTTTGTGCTAACTCTATTAATAAGTAGTTTGTAGCATCAGCAGTAACATCTGTAATATCTATTTGAGTTTGTATATTTCCTGTACCTTTACTTGTCACAGTTTTAGAGTCTATATCAGCTTCGTATACAGTTACTGCAGATGTGCCACTACCATAAACGTCTACATGAGTAGCTTTAAAGCCAACAGGTATATCTACATAAGCAAAAAGCTTTGCTGTACCATGAGACTCTAACCATCTGTCACTACTAGTGTCGTCTATCATTGCAGGTCTACCAACATCATCTGGAACAAAGTCACTTGGTAGTATTTTCACGTATGTTATTCCAGGCAATACATTACCAGTAACATCTAAATCTCCTGTAATTTCTACAGTATCTCCTATCTGTATATTACCTACCGTGTTTGATATAACAAGGTTGTTACCATTTGCTTGGATAAAAGAGTCGACAGCACCAGGTTGATTTGCTGTACCAAATCCTAACTTTGTGCTGTCAGTAAATTTAAATAAATTAGCTGATGCAACCCATCCAGCAGCTGCGTTATTAAGGTTTGCTCCGTATAAATTTAAATCGTGTCCAGCTTGATTAGAACCTATATCTAAACTTCCATCTATAGTTTTATCTCCTGCTGTAAGGGCTGTAGCTGTAGCTGAATTTCCTGTACAAGAACCTGAAGAACCTGTAACATTTGTTTGATCAGCAGTTGCACCATCAGCAACATTAAGTATTGTACGAAGATTAGCTGCAGATATTTCTTCCACTACACCAGCACCTGCAGAATCTCTGCCTAGAACTACGTTAGTAGCTGATACGTTTTGCATCTTAGCATATGTAACAGCATCGTTAGCTATAGTAAGTGCTCCACTACCCGTCACATCTCCTGTGTGTGTAGCGTTAGTTGTTTTAGTAGTGTTTGCGGTTATAGCTGATGCTTGCCCAGTAGTTATTGTAGTTGTATCTCCTGCTAAGGCAGTTGAGTTTGAAGTCCCCAACCCAGGAAAAGAAACTTTATCATCGTTAGTTGCAACTCTATTTTCTAGCTTACCTATAGCTGCAACAATTGTATCCGTTGCTACCACGTCTGCAGTAGTACTTACATCTATACCTGTTAATACTTTCCCAATAACACCTGCGTTGTCAAGCTGAGTGTTAGTGTCTGGTAAAGTAACTGAGCCTCCGTTTGTTAGAGATAATGTTTGTCCTACTATAGATAGATCTTGTGTATCTGTATTTGCAATTACAGCTCCGTCAACGTATGCTTTTATAGATTCTGCAGACGCAACATTAGTTGCTAATGCTCCACTCATTGTATCTGAGTCTATTAAAGTCAATTGAGTATTAGTATCTGTATCTACAGAGACAAAATTTAATTTACCTGCAGTGTCATCATATGTTACAGCAATGTTAGTTTCAGTGCCTCCATCAACCATAGCCCCTACAATATCTTGTAATTGCTCTGTTGTGTAGTCTGTAGATACCCCAACATCTGTTACAGAGTAATGTACAACTAATCGACGTGTTGTATTATTTCTAACAAATAATCGATTATCTGACGCATGGTTACCAAAACTGTAAGAGTTAGCATCTCCTAAAGGAAAATTATCTTTATTAAAAATTACAGTGGATTGGTTTGGCACTTTAAAAGAATGCAAAAGTATTTCTGCGTTAGGAAAATTAGTAGCATCACTAGTTGTAGAAAATATATCTACTGTTACAGGAGATGCATCTGAAGTAGATGTGAAACTTATAAAGTCTACCTGCTGTAATTTTTCAGACACACTGCTTATTTCTAAGGGTGTCCCATATTCAACTAATGCTTTTGCTACTCTTGTTGCCATTTTATTCTTCTAAAATAAATTCTTGTATACTTAGTAATTTTTCTGCAGTAATTTCCTCTGTTAATACGTCTTGTGAAATAGCTTCAAATTCAATAGTAAGCTCTACTTCTAGATCTTGCTCAAGCTGTTGAAGCTGAGCTTCTCTTGCTGCCATAATTTCTGGGTTATTATCTTTAATGGCTTGCACTTGCGCTTCTATATCATCTGCATCAGAATCAACAATTGATTTAAATTCCATCAAAAGAACTTTATAATCTTCAGACGGGTTATCAAATAAATAACCAGATAAAGCTTCTTTTAATACAAGGATGTTATGAGTTACAGCTAAACTAAAAGTTTTACCTTTAATGTGTAGTACTGAAAACAATCCTTTTAGTGAAGTTAAAAATTCACCGCGTTTTTTAGTTAATGTAATCTTTGTCATAATTTTGGTTTATTTGTTAATGTATGCGTACGATTTATTTTTAGATGCTCTACTCTTACTTTTTCGATTTGTCTCAGCAATCCTTTGACGTCTGTTACTCTCAATACCTGTAAAATGTTCATCACCGTACTTAAAAGCAAAGGTAAGAAATTTATCAAAATAATTAATACCATCTACGCCTTCTGAATATTCAACAACTCCTAAGTTTAAATAGTCTTTACAGTTAAATAAAGATTCCAAACCGCGCTTTCTAATTACTCTATCAATTAACATCAAGGTCCATAATATAGCTACGTCATCTTCGTTAAGCATTCCAGTACGCATAGTTGTTAAAACGTCTTTAGATCGATCAACAATTGTATCCGCAAGCGCATCCCATATATCAAAAATATCTTCAGGAACACATTCGCTGTAATATATACATGATCCATCATCTTCTACTGCTAAGGGTAAAGCAAACACTCTACTTTGAGTATTTGCGCCTGGAGCTATTTTTCTATAATTTTCTACCATCTTATATTATTATGTTATCACCGATAGGTGTAAAGTTAATTGCTGTTGGATCTAAACATATACCTAGCACTTGGTTTGGACATAAACCTGGATTCTCTAGAGATTCTCCTAATGGATTATCGGCTGTAGCTAAAGTAGCTCCAGTATCTGGATGTACACATTCTCCTAAGCAGTTTCTAAATACAGCTGCATATTCACAAGGTCCTGAAAGAACAGCTGCTGGATGATAATTACACGCAGATACTATAGTACATCCTACAATGTACTGACAAGAATTGTCATTAACAGTAGCTAAACTATCATAATTTAAAGCGTCTGGGTCAGTACATCCTGCATAATTACATGAGCCATCATCTATACCTGCTGCACCATCATAGTTGATAGCAGTATTTGTTGGCAACTGAATCTCATCTGTGCTTGATGTATACGTATTATTAAGACCTCCCAAAGGGTGTATAGTTAACTCTCCTACCGGATTGTAAAATCCTGGATCATATCCTTCATTATCTGTACACCCATAATTATCCGTACCTACTGTTACTGTGCTGCTAATAGCTAGCGGTAAAGTTGAGTAAGACTCAGTGTCTCCTGTATCATACGTACACGATAAATCTGTTTGATGTATGTAAGTGGTAACTACATTAGATACAGGATCTGTTGGGCTAGGAGCACAAGCAGGATTATCAGTATATATAGTAAACGTATACTCTCCTGGAGCTAACCCTGTTACTGTAGTAGTATTGTCAGCAATATCTACAATGCTTCCGTCAGTTGCAATACCTGTCCATTTAATTACATAATTATTTGTAACTCCATTTGCAGATACTGGGTTTATTGTTATGCTCCCATCAGAAGAACTTACATTATTTATAAAATAAGTGTTATCTACAACTGTAACATAAGAAGACTCGGCACGTACTAAAGACCAGTCTTCGCAGTACGTACACGTAGTATCAAGCTGATTAGCTTCAGGATTGTAGTTTATTGCACTAGTATCAGTACATCCTGGAGTGTAAGTACAACTACCAGATACGGTAGCACTAGCCTCGTAATTATTTGCGCAAGGATCCATACAACCTACTACAGAAGCAAGGCATGATCCGTTATCTGTATTTACATTTGTAAAGGCTGCGTTAAGATCAGTCACAAAAGCTTGTCCTATATCTGGAGTCGCTGAAATGTAGTTATTAAAGTTTACAGCTGTTTCATCTGTACACCCAAGTATTTCTGGGAAACACAATGCAGGTGAATGAGTATTTGCAGCAGTTATATCCGGATTTGTTATTGGATCATACTCTGCTTCTAAGGATGTAGCTGCTGTAGTATACGTAGTATTGTTTAAAGTAAAAGTGCTTTCAATACAACCATAAATAAATGGTATACAAGATCCGTCATTAGTGTTTGCATCTGAATTGAAATTAAAGGCGGTATTATTTGTACACCCTTCTACAAGAGTTATACAACTACCATCATCAAAAGTAGCTTCAGGATCGTAATTAAATGCTGTTGAATCTGTACAGCCTTCAGTTTTAGATATACAAGAAGCATTTACAACCCCTTCAGAATTAATAGACGATACATTTGCTAATACGTTATAATTTACAGCAGTTGGGTCTGTACAACCAATTACTATAGGAATACTACACCCCTCATTATAGTAGTTATCGTTTATTTGTGTTTGGGCTAACTCAGGGTTTGCTGCAGCATACTCATCTAAAGAGTACTGACCAGTTAAACTATTACATTCTGAAACTTGCGGACCAGTTATTTCATACTCATTAATGCTTGCTAATAATGCACTATTGTAATTTTCCCCGTAAGCTTCTAAATAATTAGGATTCATACACCCTTGTACACTTTTACACGTACCTATATCATTGTTAGGGTACACTATAGCTGTTTCACCGGTATGTACATTGTAAAGTGTTTGTGCTTCTGTATAATATTCACAAAAAGAAGGGTCGGTACATCCGTCAAGAATTGGGGTACCGCAAGAAACTCCATCATGTATTGTTGCTTCTGGATTGTATCCAGTATAAGAACTGTCAGTACACCCTACAATAACAAGAGTTTCACATTCACTAATTGGAATAACAACTTCGCTGTCTGAAACATTAGCTGCAGGTGTCGAGTAATATTCTAAATAACCATCGTCTGTACACCCACCAAATCCTCCACAAGCACTTAAACCAATAACATTAACGTTAGAATCATAAGTACCATAAGAAACATTTGAAGTAGTAGTAGTGCTTGTGAATATCACATTACTAGTAACACCTACTACTGAAGTTCCTGCACTTCCACCTGTTGTCGTACCACTGTCTGGTACAACTGCAGTAACTGATTGAGTTTCTGTTGCACACCCTATTACAGCTACTGTTGCATCGCCACACCCCTCTAATAAAGCGTGGTCTGCATATCCAGGTACATTATGAACTTGAGAAACATTTGCAAAAGAAAGATTAGAAGTTCCTGCTTCTCCTGTAAAATTACCTTGGCCTTCGTTGACTCCATAAAGAGTGTGCGACCCAGAAATTGTAGTAGCTCCCCAGTACTCAGCAAAAGTATCAATTAAACATCCAAAAATAATCTCGTCCCCGCATTGCAAATTATTTGAAATATTTATTGCTACGTTAGGGAAAGAAGACCCAGTATAAGTTGGACTATTAAATCCAGCAGCACCTAAGTATCCAAATTGATTAGGAATAAATGGTGTAGTAATTTGACTTATTTCATTATTAGCATCTAAAGAAACAGTTCCTATCTGTTCTTTATCTGGGTATGCTCCTAAATAATTATCATCTGTACATCCTGTAGACGCCGTATTTTGACAATCTCCATTTGGTATAGTTACAGCTGCTCCAATTCCAGCATTATGAGTGTAATTAGTTATAGCTGATGTGTTACCTAAATAATTATTAAGGTAATATTGTAAATAAGTATTATTAGAACATCCATAATTAATTGATGTATTTGTAAAGTCAATCGGAATAGTAAACTCAATTCCTGTAGAAGCAGTACAAATTGTAGAACCATCTGCAGCAAGGTAACTTAAACTAAAATGTAACTGTGTACCTAAATTAGGGTCTACAAAATTAGTTGCATTACTGTGAGTGCTAAGGTTTGAGTATGTTGGAGCGTAAGCACCGTAAGCGTTTGCATTAGCTGCAGATGAATCATACTTATAAATAGGTAACATAACACCTAAATATTGAACAGCAGTATTTGCTGTTACAGTAGATATTGTAGCTCCTAAACTATTCTTTACCGTTGCAGTATAACCAGATAATGTACTAGGAAAGTTACTAAGATTATCTATCAGATTAGTAAGACCCGCCGAAATAGTTAATGCAGCGTAAGTACGTTTACTAATCTTAAACTTTGAAAAAGAAATAGTGCTTGAATTTACACTGTCTTCGTTTATATGCGTTATAATGAGAACTAAATCTTTATATAAAGTTCCTATAGACAAATCGTTAGAAGAGTCAAAATTAAGATTCAAAGCGCCTAACTCGTAATTTTGGCTAGATATAAGTCTAGAAATATTGTTATTAGGATTTTCAAGAGACTCTACAAACGCAGCTCTAGATGCAATACTATTAATAACAAAATCTTTATTAAGTGCGACTACCTTTACGTTAAACTTTTGCGTAGAAGTTAAAACTAGTTTAAGATCTGTTAGATTTATTATACTGTTGTCCGCCGTAGTTAACGCACTTCCACCTGCACTACTATCTAATCTCCAAATTATTGCGTCTCCTGTGTACGTAGATGAAGTTAATGTAGTTGCATTTACTGCTGCAAGCATAGTACTACCATCTGATGGGTAAGTAATGTTACTCCAAGAGGCGTGAGTAAAGTCTAAAGTTGACTCTGTAAGTTCGTCATTATAATACTGCCCATTTAAAAGAGTAACGTCAGCACCTTGATATAGAGTACTATAGAAATTAGTAGTAAGCGCGGCAGTTAAGCCTGTTATATCTGCTGCATCATAACAACAAGAACCGTTGTCTGTATTTACATCTACGTCTACATTATTTGTAAGCGCAACAAAATTAGCTGCAGTTGGATCCGTGCAGCCTGCTATGCTGTTATAACAATTTGTTGCTGCATCAGTAGATTGAGTATTTACATTAAAGAAATACGGAAAATTTTGTCTAATTTGTTCAGCAGTATAAGGTACTAAAGTTAAAGGGTTTATAGTTGGATCTTGAGGCTCGTTAGCTCCAAATGTTAATCCAGCTATATTACCAGGGTCACCCGGAGTTGCACTATAAGCGGCTCCTGTTTGTGGATGTATATTACCAGCATGGTAGAAGTTATTTTTATTAAACTTACCAGTTGTTAAGCATCCAGTGACTACAGGGAAACATCCATAATAAGCTCCATTAAAAGATTCTTCAGCAGGACCTGTCCCAACATTAGGATCTTGATTTTCTGTCGCTGCTGTACTTTCATCATATAAAGGATGAAACTCTGCTATTAATGCACCTGGGTTTATATTAGCAGAATTAGTATTATCAAACATGTTAATTGTAGCTGCCGTACTCCATCCGTCATAAGCAACTCCTCTTATATCATTACCTGAAGGGTTATTATTATAATTAAAAGATAAGGTCCCCGTAATAGCAGGAGCACTTGAAGTTCCTAATAAACTTTGTCCTGTTCCTGCAGACTTAGCATAATACTGATCCATACACCCTAATACATAAGGAACATTACAATTAGCTGTACTATCCACATGAATACTTGATGATGGATTAAACCCTACTGTAGGGAACCCTGGAGTTTGAGATGCATTACTAGGTAAATATCCATTATCTAAACACCCTTGTGTACTTAGACAAGCGTTATCAAAAATTAATGATGAGGAGTATGTACAACTATAACCTGAATTTTCAGACTCAGTAGATTGAGCAACATTAGTATAATTAAAAGTTATGATTATAAATGTTGCTAACGTCGTTGTTCCTACATCGTAAATCGGTACTTCAATTCCTATTTCACTTCCGTTTACAGCAGTTAATTGTTCCCAAGTTGGAGTGTGCTCTGTAAATAAAGTACTACTTAAATCTGGTTGATAACTACCCGCAGTCCCTGTAGCTGGATATGCGCGAACTATTATATTATTTACTTGTACAGTACTATCACTAAAAGAAGGTAATGTTCCATAAGAAACTCCATTAAGCTGCGCAGGACCTACAAAGACTGAAGCGTCGTTCCCAGCACAATCATATGTATTTAAAGAAAATTGTATAGGATTATAAGTGTCTTTAGGCGGAGTTAGCGGTTGTGGCACAGTTGCTACAATAGCATTTCCGGCTTCATTTGGAGATCCATACAAATTTAAACAGCAAGTGTTTGGGTCAGATTGTTCATTTATATCTTGCCCTTCAATTCCTGTTAAATTATTATAAGTACCATCTCCATCAGTATCATTATAATTCCAATACTGAGTATCCATACACCCTATTTGCTCAGAATAACAATTACCAGAAACATTGTAAGCTGCATTATAATTTTGTTGTACTACACCGTTTATTGTCAATTCCATACACCCCGTGTATAAACATGGAGATGTTAAATCATCAGCACTTGTTTCATTAATAGTTGCTGTTGGATCATAATTATCTGCCTCTTGCCCTAGTGGGTAAGGAGATAAAGTATTGTTAGGAGCGTACCCATTATCTGTACAACCATATTTAATACAAGAACCATCATCAATTGTTGCATTAGGATCGTAATTACCAGCTAATGAATTCATACACCCTTCTAAGAAGCATCCTGCTTCACCCTGTGGTCCTAATTCACCCGCAGGTACATTTATAAAATAATCTTCATTCCCAAAGTCGGGATTATAGTTAGTTGCCCAAGGTTCATTACACCCAAATAAATAACATCTATCTGTGTTTGAGTTAAATAAATTAGGAGTAGCTTCAGCTACAGAGATAAATAACACTCTTACAGATGTACTATTTCCAGGTATTGAAAAAGAAAGTCCATTCATCTCAGCTGTTGCAGTAAAGTATCTAGTATGCTCTGTTAAAACCTCTGTAATTTCTTGAGTAGCTACTAAAGAAGTATTTGTTACTGTTGTTTGGACACCTGCAGTTGAGTCGTACGTTACATTTGTATGTACACTTAAAGTGGTATTAGTAGTACCTGTATTTTTAACTAATGCGGCTGTAAACGTAAGTTTATAAATTTTACCAATTGTATATGTAACAGCTTGGCTAATATGGACGTTAGGTTTAAATGTGTCATTAGCATCGTTTGGCGCAGACATTAAGATTGCTCCATGATGATTTGGATCAGCATTTACGTTTAATATAGCTTGTTGATATAATCCATAGTAATCTCTATCCCAACTTTCTATACTTGTAGGGTTAAACCAATCAGAGCCGGTCATGTTTCCATGCAGTGTTAACCAATTAGATATTCCTGGTAATACTTCAGCAGAATCCGCCCAGTTTTGTTGTATTAAAGTTCCTTCAGTGTAACCGTCTACAATATTACCTAACATAGCCTCAAAGTTACCATCTGTTATTAAAGACTCTCCAAGTTCAGAATAGAAATCAACGTTTACACTGTTAATATATATCTCTTGATTATTAAGCGCTTCCATTTCGGGAGAGTCTAAATTTAACAATGGATCTATACAAAGATCTCTTGTTAAAGTCATGTCTGTAATTGTAGATACAGAATTAGCTCCACCCCCACTTATTTCAACAACTGTTACCTGACCAAATTGGTGAGGAATGTACCCATCAGTTGTTTCGTACACATTATCCCCTACCGAAGCAAGAGTAACAGTTTGAAGTAAAGTAACATTCTGAGTCTCAAGACTAGTTACTTGTGCTGCAGTTAAATTATTTGGATCAAGACTGTTAGATACACTGTACTCTTTAATTTTTATTTCGTAATCACTAAGATCAGTAGAATCATTTATATTTGTTCGGGAAATTGTTACTCTTAAAATATATCTATAAATGTAATCATTACTTCCTGTATCTACTTGATTATATGTAGGGTACTGTATAGTTGTATTTATATCTACCCCATTTGCAGCTTGAGGAGTAAATCCTCCATCAAATACAGGTTCTAATATACTGTACGGATTATCATTTGGACTAAAAGGCGAAATAATAGTTTTAGTTAATACCCCTGACGTGTAAGTAGAAGCGGAAGTAAATGTGTAATCTTCAGAATCTCCCTCAGTTGCATTAACTTCTGCCCAGTATTCATTTAATTTAAATCTGTTTGTAGATAATAAATTTGGACCTTCACATTCATTTGCAGCAAGACTAAGATCAATAGTGTCTGCTGTTGTCCCAGATGTAATACCTTCTCCAAAATTAGCAGCTCCCTCTTCTATACATGCAAAGTAAGTACATGACCCATCATCTGTTGTAGCATCAGCATCATAATTAGATGCAATAGAATCCGTACAACCTTCATAGCTACAAGTATCAGCACTTACAGTAGCTAAAGAATTATAATTAGCTGCTGGCTGACCAGGATCTTGAGGGGTAGTTTCAAAAGCTGGTATTTCCGTAAGTAACGTAGTTACGTACGAGGTAAGATTATTTGCTACTAAAAAGTTGTTAATCCAAGTTAAGTCTGCATAATGATCAGAAACTATAGACTGACTGCTAAATGAATTTATCTCCCCGTTATCTGTACACCCTGCATATAAACATAAAGTGTCGTCAGAAATTAACGCTGTATCAGCAGTATAGTTTGTACTAATACCATTATCATTATTTGCTGCAGTACTAAAACAAGGGTCAGTATCATCTAAACAGAAATGAGATGTATATACGTTAGGCTGAGTACAAGCAGTTGCAAAACAAGAACCATCATCGATAGTTGCTAAGACATCGTAGTTATCAGCCCAAGCTCTAGTACATCCTTCTTTGTAACAAGAATCATCGTCATCTGTGGCTATTGAACTGTAGTTATCTGCCCACTCTTGTGTACACCCATCAAACTCACACTCGCTTTCTGTATTAACATTAGATTGAACACTGCCACTAGGCTGCGTGTAATTACTTGCTTCAGAATTGGTACAACCTGTAATAATAGGGTAGCAAAAATCTGGTATAGTTAAAGTAGGTTGGGCAATTGGAACCGAGGCAGCGGCACAGACCTCACTAGGGAAGTTATAAGAACTAGAAGCTGTATAATTATTATTTAAATAATAATTAAAAGCGTTAGAGTCAAAGCATCCCATAATTGGATCTATATAATCTACTTCTGTAGAAATAGTTTGCGCACATCTAGACACTCCGTTATCTCCAGTGTTATAATATGCTACAAATTCAATTTTAGTTAATTGCCCGTAAGTACTATTATCTGTATTAATTATATATAAATCTTTTGTTACCCCTAATCTTAAATCACTGTAACTTACAGATTCAGTCGTTATTGTAAAGCCAGTAGAAGTTTTACACGGTGGATTCTGTAAATATAACATCACAAAATCAGGAACAAACGTATAAGCATAATTAGTATAGGTATACTTAACTTGCACTTCAACAGGGTTGCCATCGCTATCTGCTAATGTAACATCTTGGTTATCTACATTAATGGTAGAATTCCATGTAAATGTAATCTGCTTTGTAGTAACTAAATCTGGAGAAATAGGTAAAGTAGTAATCTCTTGTGCAATGTGCTCACCTTGATCTGAAACCTGTAATTGAGTACAATAAAAACAAAGGTCTTCGTTGCCTGGAGTGTTTATAGATAAATTTCCTACATCTGGAAGAGCTGGTAAATTTTGTATGTCACCATAAAGATAATTAGATCCCGCAGGACTTGTAGATGCAACTTCGTCTGTAGTATAATTAGTGTTGTATGCTTCAATATCTGTACATCCCTCAATAACTGGTATACATCCTTCGTCTGTATTAGCTAATGGATCATAATTAAATGCTGCTACATCAGTACAACCTTCTGCTACCTCCACACAAGTTCCATCATCGCATGTAGCGTTAGAATTGTAATTAAATGAACTATCATTTGTACACCCATTTATAATTGGATCAATTGTAAAGTTTACACTTTGGAAGTCTGTAGCAGGATTGTAATCAAATAAATATTCTTCAGTTTCTCCACTTTCTGGATCTAAATAAAATTCACTGTATTGTATTTGAAATTCAGGGTGATATGTGTTTATTGGAATTGCTCCTGCAGTTTGCCCAGTAATATAAGTAACATTACTCTCTGCGTTTGCTCCAGCAAAAAGCTGAGTAGTAGTTGGGTCATAAGTAAACCCTGCTAATATTGCAACACCATCAGTGTTTGATACACCGTCAATACAAGGCTCTATATCCCCAATTGTAAATATAGGTTCAAATGAGGTTATCGGTGATACCCCTGTATTATCTGTTATTTTTTGTAGCACAATAATACTAATAGTAGCATTACTCACAACATTATCACAAGCTGTAACTTTAACTGTAATTTCTCTTCCACATCCTTCATCTGCTGACTCAACATCTACCTCTATATCTACTCCAGTACCTGCACAATTATCTAAGTAATATAAACAATCTGCTAAATTACCATTTGTAAATGTAGCATCTTCATCATAATTTAATGCCGTAGCATCCATACATCCAGTATTTTCTGGATCTACATATTCAACATACGGACTAAAGTCTAACTCTCCTAATCCATTAGATATATCTAATACAACATCATATACAAATGCAGAAGGAACTTTAGTGTCATCACACGGATCTTCAGAATAAACATACCCATTAGGATATGGAATTACTTTTTCAACTTCAAAAGAACTTAAAAATCCTTGTACTTGAGAGTCAAAGTAAAAATATAAATCTACTGTAGAGCCAAGTCCAGTATAAGTAAACGTATCAGATGTAGTTACAAGATTAGGGCTAGTTTCATTCTGTACAGCTATTTCTGTAAACTCTCCAATATTATTACCTGCAGTCTGAACTTCAACATAAGTTTTAGTAGCCTGCGTTTGACCAGCTTCTACATTAACGACTGCGCGCGTATATGTAATTTTATATTTGTTCCCACTAACTACCGCAATACTTCTCTTTAATCCAGTTCTATTTCCTAATGCATCGGTACTAAGGCTTCTCTGTGCTGACCCACTATAAGAAGCATTCCAAGCTAACGTACTATTAGCAGAGCCAGGAATAACTGTCCAATCGTTTAAATTAGAAGCAAAATTAGAATTTGATGTTATTAAATTTACTCCATTTGTTACATAATGCCCGTACTCTTCAAATTTAGAATTTGGAGTAAACCCAAAATGAAAACGTCTATCTTCTCCAGCTAAGACGGATAGGGAAGGATAAGTTGCCATATCCTTATGTAAATCATTATGGTCAAATACTGGCCATAAAGGATTCCCTTTAACATCTTTAATTATAGCTTCCGAGGTATTTAAAAAAGTATCATTAAGTAGATAACTTATTATATCGCCATGAGTTACACCATCTTTTAATACTATATTTTTATCAAACCTAAATCTATAAGTTACAAGGTTACTTAAACTTATGTTACCTTGGTACCCTTGATTGTTAAATTCTTGTGCTAATGCTTCTGCCAGAGAAGGCGGGTATATACTAGAAATAACAGTATTTTCATCTGCTAATAAATATGTTGAAGGCGTAGCCGATAAGTGAGCTCCCGCATCAATAGTAGACTTTAAAATACCATCCTTTGTTGGATTATTTAAATATACTTTGTAGTTTCTTTCTGCAGAGCCTAGCAGCTGCTGCCCAATTACTTGAATTTTAGAACTAGCGCCTCGAGGATCATGCGATGTATAATTAAAATCATAACTACCGCTAGTATATACTTCATTTTTAAGCCCAGAATATATTTCTGAAACACAAGGAAGAGCAGGGATAGTTACACCTATACTTGCGTCAGCAGAGGTATACCCACTTATATGATCTCCATAAAGAGCCAATAAAAGGTCATCAGTAAATCCTATAGTATTAAAATATGAGTCTACGTTTTCTTCATATTCTTCTAATGTCTCAAAAGTATTGCCCTCAGTATTAAGAATAATAGGCAATAATTCGTCCTCATAATCACTTACTGTAAATTCATATTGACACACGTGATCTGTATCTCCTGCAATAGGATTAATGTTTGTTGTTGCTTCTGGGTTATAATTCGTTGCAGTCTCGTCTGTACAACCTATAACTTCTTCATTTTCTCCGCAATCAGTAATATCTACCTCGCCATTTATTATATCAGCTAATGGTATTATTTTATGTAATCTAATTCGGTACTTTTGAGTATTCGCTCTATCTACTGTAGTAGCAGGATTAGTTACTATGTTATAAGTTTGTCCGTACTGATTAGGATTTGATACTGAAAGACTGCTACTCCAATACTCTCCAGAAGTAAAATTAAACTCCCCTAAAAATCCAGATCCACTTGAAGCAATGTTTGTAGACATTGATATTAAGTCTTCAGCTGAAGGTACTGTCCATTCGTTAGGTATTACATCAAAAGAGTTTGGTAAATAAGTTAAATCAAATACAGCAGTAAGATCAAATAGTGGATCACTGTTAGCAATTAAATAATCATTTAATTGACATATGTAAGCTTGACTATTATAAATTTTATAAATAACGCCATCATATTCTTCTAAATATTGTCCAACTTGCACTGGTATATCAGTACCTGAAAGTGTATTTGCACTAACAACAATATTATTATCTAAATTACCGCTGTAGTACTCATCGATACATCCTGTTATGAAACATCCTCCATTAGCAAGGTAATTAGACCAATTATTCATTGGGACTGAAACACTATAAGTTGCGTCTTCATCATAATTATCGGCTATCGGATCTGTACAACCAAGCGTCTCCCCGTTAAATGCTGGGTCAGCAAGAATATTTAAATTAGGATATGCTGCTTCAGCGTCATACCCAATTAAAAAGTTTATAGCATTTAAGCTACAAGGAGCGGTCATTTTAATTCTGTACACTGTATACATGTACTGACCTGCAGCAGTACCTTCATCTATTGTAGCATGATTACAATCTACTCCTCCACCTGCATTAGTAGCCGTACTACTTAAAACTAAACCATTGATAGTTCCAGGAGCGTAACCTGTAGGTATTGTAGTGTTAGCAGATCCTGCTTGAAATGTTGATACAGTTCCAGGAGCTGTTGAAGGTAAGTAGTAATAAGCTCCATCAGAATATCTTACTTCTACTATTTCTGCATTATTAAATTGATGCTTTACAGGCTCATCAATTGCAGGGTTTAATGTAAGCCCTGTATTAGAATTCTCAACAGTATCTACAATTCTAAAATAAAAATACACTGAAGGATCTAAATCGCTATTATATCCAGCAGCTGATAATTGCCCAGCTAACGTGGTAGCAGATGACTCGTCAATATTAGGTAAAGTAATATTTGCTCCTCCGCCTGTACTACCAGTGTAAGTGTAAACAAGCGTTCCATATTTTTCAGGATCTGTTAAAAATAAAACAGGATTATCTTGATCAATAACTTGTAAAGTAACTTTTTCTGCAGTTGGAGTATTGTAAGTAAAACCATTAACAGTTGTACTTGCAGTTTCAGTTAATTGACCTAAACATGCATCTCCACTAGTAGTTGTAGCTAATTCTCCAGCAGTAGCAGTATTAGCATACCCTATTACACCAGCATCAATATTATTACCGTAGTCGTCAAATTCAGAATTTATATTACATATATCTAAAACATCTACATCAAAAGTACACAACGAGTTGTTGTCTAAATAACTATCATGTGTCGGAGTTATTGTCAACCCGTTTGCAGTAGCTAAAGATTCATCCCAAAAATTACCTTGAGTCCACGACATTGTATAAACATCATGATCTGCACTTTGTACATCATTATTTGCGTTTACATCAGCACAATATTCATATTGACAAAGACTTTGTAAATGCCAATTTACATCAAATTGAGGATTACCAATTGGCACACTATAATTTGATGCTTCAGGGTCCATGCATCCCGGTTTTTTTGCAAAACAAGTACCATCGTCTACAGTAGCATAAGGGTTGTAATTAAAATTACTATACGCTGGATTTACATCTGCGATATTTGCTTCGGGAGTTACATACGTTGAATACACTGAACTTGGGTTGTATGTAGATGCAGCTAAAGTTCCTGGATCAGTACATCCGTTTACATCTTCAGTATATTCACAGCAATTATCTGTGCACGGAGTTACATTTGTTGCTACTATTAAAGGATTGTTTACTAAAGTGTTATCTGCTTCAGGGTCAGTACAACCTGTATACTCACACGACCTCCAATCATGAACATTAACGTTAGAATTGTAATTAGTTGCTGCCGTTCCTGGAACAGGAGAAGTAATAGTAAAAGAAGTGTTATTATTTCCTTGGTTATTTACTAACGTTGTAGTAGTAGAATAAGATCCATTATCCATACACCCTCGAAGAACAGCCTCACAAGACCCGTCATCAGAAGTAGCGTTCGGATTATAATTAAATGCATTAAAATCTGTACATCCTGCCACATTAGCTTCAACAACAAGATCTATAGTTAGCTGAACTTCATTGTTAATGAAATCCCACCCAGAAGGACTGTCACCTAGGGATACTATAACAGAAATAGTGTGCGTTCCAGGGCCATACGTTACTGTAGGGCCATTTATTCCTGCGTGAGTTTCAGTGAAAGATCCGCTTAAGTTTGTATCCCAAGATAAATCTGTGATAGGACTTGACATACTTCCATGGATTACCCAAAACTCATATTGCCCATAAACACCTGTATTAGCTAACAACAAATGGTATATACCACCAGCAATGTTGACAGTAGTAGCGTCATCATGAGCTTTAGATCCCGGTTCATACGCGCAATCATCAGTTTCACCTGGTATAAGTTTTACAGTATTATAATTTAAAGCTGCTGGATCTGTACATTTTCTTACTATAAGAGGGTCATTAAAACTAATACAACTTCCTGTAAATCCTTCTTTAGTGGTAAACCCATTATCAAAACTATTAATACAAGAATCTTTACCAATAGATTTAATTTTAGTTAATTCAGCTAATGTTGTAAGAATAGGTAATGTTTCAATGTCGTTACCATCTCTGTCAACTACATCGATTATTCCTCTAGTCCAATGCTTTAAAGCCTCTGTGTATCTTGATATTTCTTGTTGAGTTGCATAATCTGCTTGACGTAAATAAAGGCTTCCAATGTATTGATTAGTGCCTTTTACGTTTCTAATAGCTTGAACTGCAAACGTACAATATTTAATAAAAGGTACAAAGTCAACAAATCTAAGAACTCGAGACGCATCTTCTTTTTCAGTATTAGGAATTGTAAAATCCTTTTGTCTGTAAAGCTCTCCGCTATCGGTTTTAAAAGGTAAAATTAAAGCATACGCTTTACCTACTTCTAATGGTTTAGACCCATTTAGTAGTTCTATTGTATTACTTTTTAAATTAAATTGATTACGTAGAATTTGTTGTTCTGCAGCCATTTATATATACATTAGCATCCGCAGTCGCAGTCACCATCACACATTTGAACAGCTTTTCGATATTGTGATTGTGCATCTTGCACTAATACTAAATCTTCCTGTCGCAGTATTCTAGAGGCTGTGGACTCCGCTGATTTTATTAGTAACATTATTTTTTGCGCTTTGTTAAGGATAGCAGAGCACGCGGGACTTGTACACCCGCAACTTAATAACTTATCTGTTAATAAGACTAAACATTTATCAATTCCACATGTGGATACGATAAAATTCATAGCTTGAACCGTATTATTCGGATCTTTTACCTCTATCTGATATAAACCTCCAGCAGAAATATTTGTAAATGCAAACGAATTCATAGCAGGAGGTATAGTACCTTCTGAAGCTACTCCATCAGACCCTACGTGTTTTAAAAACACTGTGTATGTAGTTGCTAATTCTCTACCTTCTAAATTAACAAACAAAGTTTGACAATCCCCGGTAAATGAAGTTTTTAATAAAACAGCCATGAATTTGAATTTAAATTTAAAGTTAAAAAATTATAAGGGGAACCTGTCCCCTTATAATTAATATTAATGATTATGCATCAATATTGATAGCAGCTCCTACAAAGCCTTCACCAAAGATTGCACGACCAAATCCAGTACTACCTGTACCAGATTTAAGATCGTAAACATCGCCAGTTGCATCCTCTTCAAGATATACCATAATTTCACGCATGTTATCAACTCCTCTAATTTGATTTAAAGCAGAGTTTTGAACAACAAAAGAAACTAAGTTATACGTTTGACCTGATACTGCAGCAATTTGATTTGGGAAAGAATCAAATACAACTAATCGGTCATACCCAGAGTATTCACGACCTTGCTGTAATATTTCCTCTTCTCTAAGTTCAGCGCCAACTCCAACACCAGCAGCAGCAGCAGTTTTTACATTTGCCGCAGTGTAACAAGTAACTCCAGATGCTTCCGGAGATTCTAAAGCTACTTCAAATCTTTTATTAACATCTACACCTGTAAGAATAACTTCAGCTCCACTACCACTAACTGCAAAAATCTTAGAAGCTACACTTCCAGATTTAGCTATCTTAGCTGCCAAGTCTGCTCTAATTAAAGCTGCAGTTGCGGAAGCATCAGCTCCACATTTAACAGTTGAGTGAACTCGTGGGAATGGTTCATAACCATCCGAAGTTTCAATGATTCTAAAAGTTAAATCTAATCCATCTGCTACACCAGCACCAGAAGCTTCTGTAAAAGTTACAGTGTTAACTTGTGCACTTGAAGGTGCGTGCACTTTTACTATACAGCTTTTTAAATCAGCTTTTGTAAAAGCAGGACTAGCTACTGAAGGTAAATCCCCATCAGCCGCTTTAAAAATTCTAAATTTTGCATTTACATCTGTTGAGGCTGCCGCCCATAAAGCCCAAGCACCATCAGCGCCTAAAACTTGTACTTGAGGGGCACCTGCTCCATTTTTTGCTGTTGCCCCAATGTTACTTACAATAATTTGTTTCATAATTTAACAAATTTAATATTTATAATTTATTTTAATATTATTCGTTTTTACCTAACTCAATAGATTGAGTTTTGTATCTTGGATCCGAAATACCTTCCAAGATGCTATTAATTGTCATGTCAACTATCTCCTGATGCGTGTGCTCTGCGAGCTCACAACTTACAGAATTTGTAACATCATCCAAAGATAATGAAACTTTAGCAGGGTTTTTTAAGTAAGTTAATTTTAGCTCCTCTATTATAAATATATCATTAGTGAAGATTTTCATCACATCATCTTCTATTGTAAATAAAGGGCGCGTACGTTTTGTGGTATGAAATGGATCAGCTAATAAAGTAGTTATATCGTCAAGCTGCGCAAACTTTAATTGAGCTAACTCGCGTATACCGTTTTCAATAGAATCTTGAAGATTTTGTTCTTCACTAGTTAGTGGGGATCCATCTCTTCTATATTCAACCTCTCCAAAAGATTGTATATAATACCTGTAATCTTCAGGTAACTTATCTGTAACATATACAAAAGTAGAGTGAATACTTTTAGTATCAAAAGCTGCATTTATATGTTCTGTTTTTAATAAAGTCCGTAAATCATCTATACGTTTTTGAGACTCTTCAAAGCCTTTACCGTAAAGATTATTTTTACCGTACTTTAAATTTACAAATTTATTTATTGCTTTGTTAAGCTCTAAATCAATTTCTTGAGGTAAAAGCGTGTCAGCTTGGAATGAATTAATCTTATCCACTCCTTGCTGAACCGCCAAATGCATTTCCGTAATATTCATTAGTATATTATTCCATTACATTAAATTGCTACTTCTTTAAGTTTTGCTCTCAAAGTTGTTAGCTTGCCTGAGTTCTTTTTGTTTTTCAAATAGATCACAGTATCATCCATTGTTTCACCTAGTATTTCGTCTATAAAAATAATTTGATTACCAATTTTTCTTAAAACTCCTGCAGACACCATTTCATCAATTTCTGCTTTTATTTCTAAGTTTTTATCAGTAGTTGTTTTTATAAACTTTTTAGGTTCTTTATCTTTAACAGTATAAAGAGCTGTTTCAACTTGCTCATCTGTCATTCTATCCGGATTGTGGGACGAAATTAATCGTAACACTCTACGCATTCCTTTAACATCTGAAGACAATTTAATAAACTCTCTGTCTGCATCTTTCTTTAATTGAATAGAATTAAATTTAGCTTGCTCTGCTCTTGACGTATCAAGAATAAAGAATTTTTTTCTACCAACCATTTCTTCTTTTGATAAAGCTACAAATGGGTGCTTTAAAGCAAATTGGTATTTAATCCAATCTATTATGTTTATAGGAGATCCATCTGAATGGGTTCCTACTTCTAATTCAACTCCTGTAAAGCTTATAGGAATACTCATTTCTGCCCAATATCTTTTAATGTGTTTTGGCCAATCAACATGTTCTGGGCCTACATCTAAAATACCGTTAAGATATTTTTTTTCGTCTTCTACAGATAACCCTTTTAAAGGCTGTCTGTTTACATAGACACTACTCAATTTAGATACAGCCTCTGCTAGTACCTCTTTTGGTAAGTGATTGTTAATCTCCTTACGTCTTATAAAAATTTTTTTGCTCATATGTAAGTTCTTTATTAGTTAGGTGAGGTATAAAGAATAATTCCCTCTATTTAAAAGTTAAAGAAGTGGGGGATTTCTCCCCCACAACTCAACCAAAAAACCAATATATAGACACGCGATTAACGCCTTCTTATAGTGATGCAGCTGTACATTCAATGTCAAGAGAGGTGTCGAATCGTTTAAGAACGATACCTGCAGTCTTTAACATGTGCACAGAAGCACCATCCACGTCGGAAGCTCTAGCAGAACCAGAATCAAACCCACGAGGTACAACTGAACCGGCAACACACCATCTCATCATTTCACGACCTTTCTTAGAGATCATCTGTACGTTTGCTTGACCGTCATAGTTAGACTGATCAACAAATACCATACGGTATGATTCAAGAGAGTATCCTGTAACAGGGTGCTTAGCACGAGCATCAGCAACAGGACCATGATCAAACATAGGTAGTTTAACTACTTTTACTGAGTGACCATCTACGTGATCATACGAAGTAAAGTAACCAGTAACACCTAAGCTACGACCTGAACCTGTAATAAAGCGGTTTTCACCACCAACTTTCCAAGAGTTACTATCAGCACCCATGTGACCTTTAAGAGCTTCGTCAAATTCACGAGCTCCACCAGTACCTGTGTACAAAGTAACTTGCTTAGCATTAGCGTCTGTCATTCCGTAGAATAAGTCACCAATGATATTTTTAATTTTACTCTCTGTTAAAGTAGAGTAAGTATCCTTATTAATAACCTGCTCTAAAAGACCTGGACCAACAAGAACTGGTTGTCCATTTTCATCTTTCATAGTAGACTTTCCTGAAGAATCGTAAGTCTTTTGACCGTACCAGTAATACATTTCACACTCTTCTTTGAAGTTAAGCATGTGAGTGTATTCTTCGTAATCCATCCAAAGCTTTGTAGAACCGCCACCTCTTTTAGGAAGTGTAAATTCAGCTACAAAATCTTTAGCATTACCAGACATGTGGTATGATTTACGAATAGTACCAATCTTGTTACGTACTTTACCAGGAACTTCCCAGTTAGATGCGTTTCCACGAGAGAAATCAACTCCTACTGGTGCATACATTTGAGCCCAAAGATCACCTTCGTCTCCAGCTGTAATATTAGCTGTAGCGTCTGGGTTAATCATTTGTACTAAATATCTGTAATTTGCTCCGACTGCTTCTGGTTCTGCCATAATACGTACTTGCTCGCCATAAGCGTTTACTAATACGTAATCTTTAATAAACCACTTATCGTGGAATTCAAGATAAAATGTGTTACCATCACCTAGTGCGGTGTGTGCTTTTGCTAGGGGTCTAGTAGTCAACCTGTGAGTCTTAATCCGATACTCATATTCTAATCTATCAATAGATTTAACATTTCCAACACCTTCAGTTAAAAATGAAAGCGGAAAACGCTTATCTTCTTTACCAGCTAGGTGAGTGATTATCGGTGACAATTCAGTTGGCTTAGACAACATAGCATTCGCAAGACTGTTCATATCAGTCATTTGTGAATCATTATAGTAAGATTTCCTTACATGAATGTTGTTTCCGTTTACTGCCATTTTCAATTAATTTATATGCAAAGTTTAAATATTGCCGTTTTTAAAATGAAAGATCTAAATCGTCTACGTTTATAGATTTAGAACGTCGTTTTGCTCTGTTAGCATTCTTAACTGAATCTTGTCTTGAAGAAATTTTACTTCTTAAAGTTTGAGCACTTTTAGTTGTCGCTTTACGATTTATCATTTCGTCTAAGTTAAACCCTTTGTACATCAAATAGTCAATAGCTAATTTAACGTCCATCTCCGCATCTTTATGATCGAGATCTCTCTGTGTAAGCCCTTCGTTATTTACAGGTTGAGAAATATAGTTAAAAAACTTTCCTTTCTCTTTTTCAGGAATTGATACCCCTGCAAATTCTTGTGCTTCATTTATAGTGTCTGAAATGCCATCCCAAAATTGCTTTTGTTCTTGAAAAACTTTTTGTTGTTCTTCTTTTTGCGTTTCAAACATTTTTTCACGCTCTGTTGCTTGGTACTTTCCTAAAGCTTCCTTAGCTGCAGCAGCCTTTTTAAACAATTTACCAGAATCCTCATAGTCTTCTAATAACTCATTTGTAAACTCTTTATCATGCCCTTTTAGCTCAAAATAATTGGCTAAAATTGCTTTTTGCGATGCAGAGTCATTTTCATTTAATTCAAATGTAGCGTAGTCCGCTCTCGGATCGTGCGCTGACATAAATTTTTGTGACTCTCCCCCCTGTAATACATATTCTAAATGTTGTTTAACAAGAGGAAAATTTTGTAGCACTTCATCTAACTGATCATCAGCCATTTTAGATGCTACTGCTTTTGTCATTTTTGTTAAGCCTTCTGGAGTATCCTCATACTCTTCTTCAAGCTCATATCCAAGTTTTTCTAAAACTTCAGAGACTACAGTAGATTCTTCACTTTCGTCATCTTCGTCGTCTTCTTCATTTTCTTGGTTTTCATCTTCTTCGTATTCTTCTTCGTCATCACCTTCGTCTTCTTCAGAATCTGGTTCAATGTCTTCAAGAGAATTATCTTCTTCTAAAAGCTCTTCTTCTGGAGCTTCGTCTGCGTCCGGCAAATCTAAGCCGTCTGTAATCTCGTCTAGGGTATCCCCTCCAACTACATCGTCTATAGTGATGTCGTCTAACGCGATTTCATCGTGTTCTTCATTCATATTGGTTGGTTTTTATGTTAACAAAAATAAATAATATAATTAATACTTTTACATATTAGTTAGTTTTCTTAAGTGTTATTATTATATAACACTTTACTTCTTTTTCTTCCTAAGCCCACCTTCTTCTTGGACTTTAATCATTACATCCCTCCCATCAGGGTTAGCATAATGTTTAGCAAATTTTCTAGCTCCAGTATAAAGGCTTTTAGAATTCCAGATGTCTTTCCACCTATCTAAATGGCTTACGTCTTTACTTTGAGCTTTAGAAGAATTATTAAAATCATACACATCATTAACAAATCTTTGTGATGGTACTACATTACCTTCGTCATCATAGTATTCAGGAGTTTCTATAATATTTGCATTACCTAAAGTGGTTTTTAAATTGTATGCAGGACTATACAGTGTTTTAGCTACATCTAGTGCACTCGCAGTATTTCCTAGATCAGACGTTCCATGCTCGTCGTATGCATCTTGTTTACTGTTAGCCTCATAACTGAGCCCCGTCTTTTTATTTTTTAAAGCTGTGTTTGTAAGCTCTTTTAATTTACTCACTTGCCTTCCTGTAAAATCATCTTGAGTCATAGTACCTTGCATTTTATACATCCAGTCTGGCATAAATACAGATTTTAACATTTCTCTTATTGGAGTAGGCACTATAGCGTTGCTACTAATTACTTCAGCTCTAGCTGTACTTGAATTAGCTTTTTGATATTCTGCTAAAGCAGCTCTAGTTTTAGGTCCAAAGCTTCCTAACCCTTTTGTAATAGCCTTGCCTTCTCCCGCCCCTAAGTCATACCCCTTTTTAATTAAAAAGTTTTGAAGCTGCTTAACGTTAGTACCTTTCTTTAGTTTTTTCTTAGGTCCTCCTTCATCATATTTTAATCCACCTTCTTCATATTTTAACCCTCCGTTACGTTTCACCTCTTTGTATTTACGGTTACCGTCTTTATCTGTTGTATAATGAATACGATCGTATATCTCAAAAGGTTCTCCAAGAGAATTTAATTTTTCGGACTTAAAATCATATTTATCATAAATACTCATATATTTCCCGTGCTCATCTTCTCCAGCACCCATTTTCCAATTTTCCATTGGATGGAAAGTATCTGTGGTTCCAGGGTCATCACTAAATGGTAAAGAATTTACCCCCATACCTCTACTCCATGTACCTTTTTCAGATTTTAAATTATCTAGCTCAGATTCTTCCCATGGTAGATAAGAAGATCCTTCAGGATCGTTTTGTCCTCTAGATCTTACCATTCGATCTAACAAAGTTTGCGGGTCCCCGTAGTACTGCGCAGCTGAATAGTATTTAGAGTTAGGGTCTTTAGACTTAGATGGTTTAAATTTAGATTCAGGTAAATCATCATCATAACCAGTACCTAAAAATTGATTATACATTCTGTAGTCAGATCTTAAAACTTTATCTGGGTTTTGCTTATCTGGTAAGTTGTATAACTCTGGATTAGCTTTTTGATTATACAAAGGATCGTTAGGGTTTAACGGCATTTGAAAAGCATTAGGATCTACAGGTCTATTTGCAGGTCTATCAACATATTGTAAGCCTTGAGGATCTTTAATAGATTTATATACATGAGAAACAGCTTGAGGACCTGTAGGATACGGACCTGGCGATACTTTATTTATCAACCAGTTTTTCATATTATCTAAAGTACCTGCAGCTTTTGCTGCATTTACTACTCCTTTAGCTGTTGATCCTATAGGATCCCACTCTCCAGCATCTAATTTATCTTTAATATATTTGTCTTCTCTTTGTACAAGATTAAGATTAATTGAATCATCTCTTTTAACCTTTTCTTTTGTTTTTTTGTGCTCACCTCCATGTTTATACGTAGATAAAGGTCCATCAGATCTACCACCCGTAGGATTTAACCCTGTAGGAGTAGATTCAAAAGAATTTACAAGTGAAGATTTTTGAGTAGGCATTGAAGGCATTGATGGAGAACGAGTAGGCATAACTGGTCCAGGCTGAGGCGCTTGAGGTGCTTCAGATTGAGCAGAAGGCTCCCCCTGTTCTACTTGCTCTGTTTGTTGCAACGCTTCAGTAACAGTAGTTTGTAACTCTCCTGCTATAGCTTGCCTTATTAACTCTATCGGATTCTGTTCAGTCACGTAAGCTATTTTTATTCTTTAGTTTTTTTAGCCTCTTTTGCTTTTGCCGCTGCCAACTTTTTATCTTCGTTCTTAGAATCTTCCGTAATTTTAGCGCGATCATTTGACTCTTTTGATTGGCTCGCTCTAGCTTTTTCATCAACATCTTGCTCTTTTATTCCAACTTCTTTTTCTTTTATATCTAGTTCGCGATCTTTAGCAATAGCGTCATTTTCATTTTTACCAGAAGTGAGTCCGGCGTGTATTTCTGCTACGGCAATTTGAGTTTCACGATCTTTTTCTTTGTTCATGTTTTCGTTATCCAACTTAGCTTGCTCCATTTCTAGTTGAGCTTGTTGTTGCTGCTGCTCTGCTTGTTGCTGTTTCTCAGCTAACTCTTCCATGCGTTGCTCTGCCTTTTTAAGATTAGATTTAATAGACGCAAAGTTTTTAGAATCTAGCATTTCAACAACTGCTGACGCTGGTAAACCATTTTGAATCATTGATTGACTCATTTGTTTAGCTATCTCTAGTTTTTCTGTTTCTTCTCCAGAGTCAGTAACCCAAATACCATAATTAGATTCCATATGAGACATAGATTCAACATCTAAAAATTCTAATGTACCATCTGGCATCATAAAAGATGATTTCTTACCATCTACCCAAGCTTCTTTAGAATAATCTAGCAAACCTTGTAAATCTCTTTGCTCTAATCTTCCAAACTTTCTAAATAAATCTTCAGTTATATGTGAAGACTGAATTATAGCTTGCTGAGAAGTCGATTTTCCTTCGTAGGTACCTATCTGCCCTTGACGCTGTTTATTGACACCAGAGAGCTTCTCCCACTCTTCCATGATCGAATTTAAAAGTACTATGTACTGCTCAATAGTCTTAATCGACATATCCAAGACAGATTGATGCTGTGGAGATAATGTTACACCTTCTTTGTTGTAATCTACCCACGCAATACCTGTACCTTCTACATAGTACATAAACTTATCCATATCCCACTTCTTTGGGATCATATTAATATCAAATTGTGCAATAATATCCTTTGAACGAGCGATAGCGAGTTCAAGACGATATTTGTATACGTTATATGTTAATTGATAAGGTATACCAATAGAAACTAGTGATATATTTTCAGCATTAATATTTGAATAGCGTCTACCATTAATTGGGAGCTTACAAATTGCTGGATTATCTAAGGATGCTCTTTGGTTTGGTAAAGGGTTTACATCTACATAGATTCTACCGTCAATTTTATGACCACCCCAAACTTCGTTAACCCATAACCATTCTAGCTTACCGCCTTGCTCTTTAAGCTCTGGAGGCATTTTAAACCCGTCTTCTACTTCTATTTCTTCTGGTTGTCCTGTATCAGGATCCATAAATGTTACAAATCCAATACGTTTTCGAGATTTCCAGTAAACAGAAATTACCTCAATTAACCTATTGTTAAATTGATTTGCATTTGGGCCTGTAGAACCTACAGATAACCAAGGTATATGTGAGTTTCCCATTCCGTGAGGCTCTTCTAAGCTCTCAACTTCTTCTGGAGTTAATTCTTCGTAAAAATGATCAATGATTGTAGAAGCATGCACAAACTTTCTAACTAAAGCCCAATCTCCATCTTCGACAAACTCTAAATCTGGATCTAGATCATAGTCTACATCTACTGGATTTAAAATATCATAGAAAGGGTCTCCGTTACGCACACCTCTGTGCGTGTATACTTCTCCTGAAACTAAGTAGTGAAACCAAGCTTTATTTAATTTATCTTTTACTTCTTGAGTAGCCATTACGTAATTTAAGGACGCTTGCCCCATGATTGCGCGGTTATCTACGTAAGAATTATTAAATAACTTTTCTATTTGTTCAGGCATCTCTACCTCGGTAGCATCCATCCCTGTATCTATACCTGCTTCAGCTGCTTTATTAGCAAAATGCTGTTGAAGGTTTCTATAGATCGCTTCGTTCTTTGCTTCTTCTTTTCTAGTAACTGCGTTACCATTAAGAACGCTAACTGTAAAATTTAAAGGTCGTTTAGCTTTCTCGCCTAGTAATAAATCTATTACCGGCTTAATTATAGGAAAATTTCTTAGCTGCGAAGGAAAGTTCTTACGAGTTTTACCGTAAGGCTTGAGTAATTGATTGTAATCACTATCATCAATAACTCCGTTATAGAAATCGTAGAATTTAGTTAATTCATCTCTTCGTGAAGAAAGGGAAGCTGTGTTAGAAGATAAATCAATATACCCATCTACACACTCTTCTCTCCATTTTTTTGTCTTCTTCGATAGAGGAAGTTTTTGTCTTGGTAGATTATCGTAGCTCATAATTGAACAAATTTACAAAAATTTAGTGGGACTTTAAAACCAATATAAAAATTTTCTTTATAATTATAAATATGCCACTAATGATAGTTAGCATCAAACCAAGAATCATGTGATCGGTCTTCTAATACTTCTTTAACTTCAGTATTATAAAGTTCTCTGGTATGGTACATACCGATCATTAGAGCCATTACTCGGTCAAAATTTCCTTTGTGGTTAAATTTTATTAATTCTTGCAGCAAAGCAAGATCGTATATCTTATTTAAGTTTAAAGTCGTGTTCCCGTCTACGTCTTTAGACCTTGGGGTAATTAGCCAATCTCGTATGTAGATTTCCCCTTGTTTTTTTCTTTGCTCAGTCATGTGCATACCGTACTGACGTCTAACTGTTTTAGACTGCAAGCTTTTTTTATCTAGCATCTCAAACTCTACTTGCAATTTGTGGAGCTTGCGGTATCGTTTAGCGTATGCAATTATCTCTCCACGATCATTCTCAAAACCTATCTTACAGCCGTAATACTCAGCTAACATAAATAGGTTCCTGTTATATTCGTCTGATGTATTAGGCCTTCCTATGTAGCTAGCAACAATAATATCATCTGGGCTAGAAACATTGTTTGGACGCTTAATAACATATGCCGCCCCTAGTGACGTACTATCTGCAGATTGATTTTGCCCGTATGGATCATGACAAATAACATACAAGTTCATGGGTACTTGTTGCTTCTCATTTTTATACGGAGACTCATAGATTACAACACCTCCAGTGTTATCGTCTTCCCGTCTATGCGGGTATCTCATAATTTGTTTTAGATCTCCATTCATTCGAAACTTGACTTGCCCTTCCGCGGTGTGGTAGAAAGAGCCTATAGTCCCAAGAGAACTTAAATTTCTAGACTTTACGTAATTGTATTGCTCTTGCAGTGAAGCTACATCAAATAAGTTTGCAGTAACTTGCAGAGTTGCTTCTTGCGGAGAAAAAGGGTGCTCAGCAATGTATTGATCTAATGATTTAGCATCAGCTGCGCCTTTTTTCTTGTTACGCATCTCTGTTTCGTGCTCGACCGCTATAGTCTTAAGAGAGTTACCATTGTCATCTATAAACCCATCTAAGTTTTTATATATAGGTACAAAGTATCCGCACTTAGTCCCCATAGAGCCTTCATCCCAGATATTCGTATAATCCATGCAGTCATATGCAGCTGGATTGTAAAATATCTCTTCCATAGCCTCAAAGTCTGCACCTTCTGTACCACCTGTACCAAAGGCAATCATAAGACCTAATGTTTTAGCCCCTTGACGCATTGTAGGCATAGTTACCTCCCAAGCTTTAAGGAGTCCAGGGAAAGATCCTGCTTCTTCAAAGAATACAAGTTCTCCCGCCTTTCCCCTCACTTTATCTGGATTGTCTTTTAACGATACCCCCATTATTTGGGATTTCATTCCTAATTCAATTTCAATACCATTTACTTTTTTCTTATACCCAGACATCTTACTCATTTCTCTATCTCTTAAACGAGGTTGAGCCCATGCAGTATTGTCATCGATAAACGATAAGAATTCCCACGCTTTCGATAAGAGCCCATCACCAATAAGGTATTCTTTTTGCCCTGCAAATACAAAGTTCTTTGAGTTTTTAACAAAGAAGTAGTTACGAGCAAGCATTGAACCTGCTTTATATGAGTAACCTTTACGACGAGCCTTGAGTACTACCATGTGGCGGTTTGTAGCTCGTGCTTTATCTATCTGTGTGAAGTAATCGTGATCACCGTCATAGAATGATGGGAATGTTCTTTCACGTTTAGATTGTATAGAGCCGTCTGGCATAACTTCGTCTACTGCTCGATCAATTGGGCAATAGTTTAAATAGAAGTAATGAAAACCTGTGATATAAAGGGCATCTTCGGTGCCCTCATCAGCAGTATACCCATACAAGCATCTATTTTTTTCTTCATCCCAGTAAGAGTAATATTCTCTAGTGCCTGGTAGAGCATTAGTATAGTGCGAGTAAGTTTCGAAGTGCACTGCCGCAGGACGGATCCGATTAATATTTTTAAACTTAGAATTTACCACCTACTGAGCCATTTCCTTTTTTAATTATACCACCAAAGCCTTCAAATTTTCCTTTGACAGCCGTCATGTATTTATCACAGCATACAGCTTCTTTACAAACTATATTTCCGTCTTTAACAACTATTGTTTGCGTAGAAAGATCCACTTCTTTATTGCATGCAGTACATTTATATTTTGCCATGGGTTTTCTGCTTTATTTGTAATAATACTTGACATTTTTCATACTCTTCAGTGCTTTCAAAATGTTCTATAACTAAATCTAATGTTTCAGGATCTGTTCCTGTTTCTTTTTCTGGGTCAAACGGTAGTACGTAAGTGTGTACTCCGTTTATACTTAAATCTGTTACTAATGTGTCTAATGTTACCCTACCTGTAATAAAATCGTAAGCATTTTCCATTGCCGTGTTAAATTCATCTATTTCTTCTAAAAAATCCATATTACATACTGTATTTATTAACTTCTACTCCACCTCTATTTGGATTGTTAGTCTGCTCTTCTTTTTTAACTATCTCTTCTAATCTAGATAACCCGTCTACTACTTTACCCATCTTTTCTAAATTACCTATTAGATCTTTGGCTGTATATATTGGCTTACCTCTGTCATCTAACTCTGTTAAATCTATTGTCCTAAAGTATTTCTCTAGTTTAGTTACAGACTCAGTAGCAGCTTTTAGTAATTTAACTGCAGAGGTTTCTATAAGTTCTGCATACTTTTTGCACGCAGCTAACACTCTATTTGAGGGAGACCATTTCTTGTCTTCTCCAAATATACTGTTTTTTACTTCAATTTCTCGTTGCCTCCACTCATAAACTGAAAAAGGAGATCTATGATCTACCATAAAGTAGACAAACGAAAGATCATCTGCGTTTAATTTTTGGAATTCTTTTATTTGTAACGCATATGGGCTAGGTACAGCTTTGTTAGCTTTAATATATAGTAAATCATCTTTTAGCTTCATTGCTTAGTTTATTTATGTGGTTAATCCTTTCTTTTTTAGCTGAAAATTTACCAAAGTACGGTAACCGCACAGCCTCAAAAGATCCTTTGGCCATCACATTTTTTACAAACTTAAACTGAAAATTAACTATCTCTTCAACTTTACTAATAGGCAGATTGTATTTTGTAGCTAGCTTATATATTATTTCATTTTTTATCTGGCTCATTATCAGGCTTCTTAGGTTGGGGCAGGTTGGATAAATCTTGCTTCTTCCATTTACCTTCCGGGCAAGTTGTAGTTTTCCATTTAGCTTTGTGCTCTACTAGGCATCCACACTTACCGCATCTCATCATGTGTCTTAATAAATGAGGGCACGCATCACAAGTTAACAATCTATCTTTATAATCCTCAGTCGTACAGTTAGGAGCGCCCGCTAAAACATATTTAGATAAATCTTTACCAAAAGACTTCATCATTTTAAATACGTTTGGAGGCTTAACAGATTTTGATGGAGCCGCAGGTTGTCGATCTGGTAAGATCTTTGGCTCTAACGCTTTGTTTACTGGAGCTCCTTTTTTTAAGTTAAGAGCTTGCTTAGTTATTTTGTTCTTATTTTTACTCATAATATTTTTCAATTTGTAATTCTATAACTTCTCCTATTGAGTTTTGCACAATTACAAGTGTATAATTGTATGATATGTGCGTAGTGTAAATATAGTGATCATCTCCTATTACGTTCATTTAGTTATAAATATTTCTACACTTGCCGTAGCCGGATCAAGAAGTTTATTAAACGAATAGTCTTTACCTTTTTTAATAATGACTCCTTTCTTTTTAAATCGCTTTACGTAGTTATTTAAAGTATTGTAATCTACAATATTTAATTTTTTTGCTACAAGCTTTTTAATTGCTACATGACACACATTAGACATTTCTAAAGTAACTTCTTTATTAGCATCTATAAACTCGGATAGAATTCGTAACTCTTTAGGTGTTAAATTAAAAAGACCGTTCCACAATCTTACATACTTATAAGTTGTATCTATTTTGACAGTTATTCTTTTCTTATTGCTCATAATCTTCGTCCATTTCTACTTCGATGCTAACTACAAAACCAGTAGGAGATATACTTAATGCTGTATTCCATCCTTTAACCATTCCTACTGCATCAAGATCAGTTATTTTTTCTTCAAATTTAAGTACAGTAGTTAACCATTCGTATACAGTATCTACCTCTACGCTACTGGTTATCATTCTTTACCTATAATTTGATACTCATTAATTAATAAGCAGTTTTGACCTTCAATAGGCATTTGAATAGCTTCTGTTCTAGGATCTATTATAGCAGTATCTCCTACCTTTACAAAATGGCATTGACCGCCTACGGCTAGCACTTTAAGAATATTACTCTTAGCACGAGATCTAACTGTAGTCTCATCTAATAGTATTCCTGATTCAGTTTCGTTTGAAGTTGGATCGGGTAGAACTACCCAGTTACTGTTTGGTGTAAATTTCATCGTATATATTTTTAGTTTCCACAAATATATAAAAGTTTCTGCTACAATACAAAGGTTTTTTAAAAAGGATCCAAAAAGACAGAGTTATCCCCCTTGGATTTTGGATTTCAAGTGTGATTTCAGCTGTTAGCAGTGCTCCCATTGGGGACCCAAGGATAATAATACTGGTGTTAATTCACCGCACTTACCTGTGTGCAATTTATCCTAACTAAAGCCTATACGTTACTCTTTCGAAGCTGTTGGAGAAAACTCTATTCCTTATTTAGGAACTACAATCCAACGTCTGACCCCTTTTTTGGCTACCCAGGGGTGATACTTATAAAGTGCTTCTGTGCAAATATAATCAATTAATATTAACTTCCGCAGTTTTCACAATTTTCTTGATCCTCTATAGAACAAGTTGGTTGATCTTTTTCTGTTAAATCTTTCATATAGTCATCAAAAGCATTATTGTCTTTTTGTTGACATTTACATTCTTCATTTTTTCCACACTTACATGCCATAATTTTTTTTATTTAGGGGTTAAAAAAGACCCCGTTGATAGCGAGGTCTTTAGTATTTTCCGTACCTGGTTGTAATGGTGCAATGGTAAAACACAGTATCAAATGACACCTGCCCTAGCCAACCGTTCCTATAAAACTCTTAGGATAGCGAAATTCCTTGTCCTTACAAAGATAAATATCCTGGTAAGATTAAAAAATTTTTGGGGGAAAAATTTTAAAATTTGTTTTAGGGTTGAATGCGGTAACCAACTAAAACAGCAACCCCCATCATTTTTTGGCCTCTGGCCACCCCCCGGGGTTAATCGTTCCACTAATTTAAATTTTTATTTGCTATGGCAAACAAAAAGAAAGGTGCTAAGCACCATTATGGTAAGATCCTATCAATAGAATCTGTACCTTCAAAGAAGACCAAGGTCACCTTTGTTATACACTTTAGATGCTCACGCACCAAGTGTGAAGATTCATTACTAATCTTCAAAAAGACCCATACATATGTAGTGGGTCAATTTGTTCGTATCATAACTGACACGAAAGGATACATGAAACCATCAGGTATCCCAACCGAGAAAGAACTCAAAGAGTTCAATCTCGATCTTGAGAAAGTCGTAAATACTTACGACCATCTCTTCTAAAGAGCCATTAGGCTCTTTTTTTTATTTGTTTATAATAGTGAGAGAGTGTGTCATCCAAGGCACATTCGCCTCATATTCCATAAAACCACAACTAAACCATTTAACTAACATTAAACTACTATAACACAAACGCTTATGACACACAATTACATCTCCTACAAAGGAACAAACATCTATGACTTATTTCATTTAACAGTAAACATACTAAACCTAGAAGAAAAACTAGAAGATAAACTAGCTCATATACATCCATTTAAACGAAAGAAAATGGAATTAATGAATGAACTATCTATGTGTGGTTTAAATCATAGTGATTTCATAGATATTAATAAAGAAGCTAAGAAATACATTGAACTACATAAATAATCTAACCAAAGACTAAACGCTCTTGGTTGCAAACAGAAGCACCTCGTAAATATAAAAAACCATCCTACGGACAAGGGTTGAGGTGTGGAGTTTGCGTAACTCACTAAAAATAACAAATCATGTACTTTATCATCAACAAAACAAATTTAGAAATAGAAACACATAAAGGTGGTTGGCCATCAGAAAGAATTGCACACTTATTGTTTCATCGTTGCGAAATAACAGTTATCTCAACAGGTTCTAACACTATTAAATTTCCTGAACTAAAGGAAGATTATATAACAGAACTTGACAAAGGAACTTCAATTGAAGATGCAAAAGAAATGTATATGGGTGTACATGGAGAAATGTATTTAAAAGACCCTTACAAAGAAAGCGAAGATTATGTTGAAATTCCAAGTCAACGTTCTTTTCCATTTATATTTCCAGACTATTCTTACTTTGATAAGGATAGATACGTAACAATAGAAGAATATTTCAACAGATAATAACACAATAAACAGTAGCAAGCTAATCGCTTGTTACTCTCATTGCCTTAACCTAAATTAACTTAATCATTAACAAAATGAAAAGACTAAACTACATTGTTCTTGGATTGTTAACTGTCTCTCTTATAGTATTGACAGACAAACTAAACTTAGCAGAAATGCCTGACAAATTAATATGTACTCTACTATGGAGTATATGGCTTGTTATAACTTATGCTAGTTATTTACTACAAACACGTAAATGGGATTTCAAACCTCAACTTACAATTGGTTGGATTGCAGGATTTGCAATAGCAGTAGAAAGAACTAAAGGATATTCATTCTCCTATCAAATAGTATTACCTTTTATGGTAATAGAATTAGCATGGTATAAACAACAAAAAAACTAATTATGGCACATCCAAAGTATAAAAAAGCAATTAGACAAGAAAATGCACAAGAACGTGCTAAACTACGTAATGATTTCTTAAATGAACATGGTCTTAAAGGTTATGTTCAGATTAGACAAGCTTTACAAACTAATCATCCTAGTGGTGCTGTAAAAGAGAAAGCTAAATTAGATAAACTAATTAGCAGACTTAAACATCATGCTAAATGATAGCAACTATAAACTGTTCAGAGTGTGGCCACGATAAAGGCCATACTCTTGAACACGTTGGTCATGATACACTTGCAGAATGCACAAATTGTGACCACGTTAACGACGTAACAACTACATATCCAATAACTAAACAAACATTAACAGACTTTTATAAAGAAGAATAATCATGCGAAAAACTAAAAACCAAACAATCTACAACGTTGTAGAAGAGATCTCTAAAAGCCCAGAATTTACATCAATAAGATACAATTCTCACGATGATCCATCAGAAATCATCAATCTATTAAGACAACATGTATCTACATTAATAGGTATAATTTCCCAACAAGGTCAAGATCATAAAGACCTGCGAGATGTAACTAGTATGTTACAAAAAATCGAAAAGGCTAAGTCAAGATTTGTAGAAAAAGCAATAGACTCTACTACAAAAGAAGATTACCACGATATTATGCCTTATGGTCTTAAAAATAAAGACATAATAAAAATGGAATCTAACTTTACTAAAAAAGTAGGTAAAATAGATCTAGAAGACTAATGTTCTTTGAAGATGCACAATTTGCTTGGGACTTATATAGTATAAGTCCTGAGCTAACGTGTACTTGTGATGAAGTTCATACTTGTCAACAATGCCACGAAGAAGAACAAAATGAGTAAATGGTTAATGTGGGTTCGATTCCCACTACTCAACTAAAAAGGTTGCTAGTATACCTTCGAAACTAGCATAAACTTAAATAATCATGAAAACATCATGAACAATCCAAATCAATTAGCAACAGGTACATTAGATACCTTAGAAAAAGGCAATACTTTATTAGTATCTGCTAGAAAAATCAACGGTGGTAAAATTCAATTAGAATTTGCAGAAGTTGTATCAACAAGTGATAAAGGTGTAAATCTTTTAGCTATGTTAAACAAATCAGATGATCGTTTTAGTTCTAACGCTCGTCGTGCTTGGATGTCCGCAGAACCTACAGATGCAGAAGAATACTTTGGTATTAACTTCGGTGCAAATGCAGGTTGGTACATCAATGAAAAGCGAGAAATGCTAGAACTAAATGTGTTAAATCCAATGATTAACAATATGCGTGTACGCATACTTGTTAATGAGACAACTGAGCCTACTGAATATCAAGCTGCAAACTTAGAACGTGCTGCTAAACGTAAAGGTAAAGATGGTGATTATATAACACATGATGGAGATTATATCTTCAGCAACACAGAAGTAACTTTGACTAACAAAGATACTTCGGACATGCATGTGTTCCTAAGTCCTGACTCAACTAGCTTAACAGCTAATGCAAAGGCAGAAGCATTCACATCAATGGATGAGTTAATATAATAGTATTTTGGGCGTTACTAATTGCAAATTAGTGGAATGATTTTAATGTTTGGTAACGCCCAAATACTTTATACCTATCTATTATGGGACACATGAAATGGATCTACCACATGGTAGCAGACAATAGCTATGAAATATTTAAAATTAGTTATGCATCAGCTGTTAAAAATAAAAAACAAAGTTTTTATTTCAACAAAAGCAAAATAGATGTAAACTATGCTAAATTTGTATGTGCTTATGTTGACAAACATTGTATGCCTGAATATGAAGAGCATATGATTCAAAATCAAACAGAGCCTGATTTCCCTTTCGAATGAGATATTTCGTAGGAGATAATTCACATCATCCTTCAGAAGAGCGTTTCTTTAACGCAAATCTAGAGGATGCTGTTAATTATTGTAACAGTAAAACTGTTCTAGCTGTTGATACCGAGACTACAGGTCTCGATTTTACGTCAGATCAAATGACTATGTTTCAAATTGGTGATGAAATTCATCAATATGTAATAGATTTACGAGTTCATCCGATTTCTGTATTTACAAAAATACTAGAATGTCCCACGATACTCAAAATCTTCCATAACTCTAAATTTGACATAAACTTTATTCGTTCTCATTCAGGTATTATATGTAACAACGTTTACGATACTATGCTTGTAGAGAAAGTTATAAATTGTGGTAAGGGTTTAAGTGCTAGTCTTAAAAATACGCTTTTGCGTCATTTAAACATAGAGATTAGTAAAGTAGCTCAATCTTCATTTATAAATAATTATAATCTAAGATTTACTAGTGACCAAATAGTTTATGGTGCTGATGATGTTAAATATCTTATAGAAATTAGAGATAAACAAGAATCATTCATCATAAAAAATAAGTTACAAAATGTAGTAGATCTAGAGAATAAATCTGTGTTAGCATTTGCTGATATAGAATATAATGGCCTTGAATTAGATAAAGATAAGTGGGTTGACTTAAGTAAGAAATCGCTTGTAAAAGCTGTATCACTTAAAGACACACTTAATCAGCATATAATAGAGGACCATAGAATGCAGAAATTCATACCTACATTTGTACAAGGAGATTTATTTGACACTGTTGACAAACAAATAGATGTTAATTGGGATTCACCTAAACAAGTGCTAGATGTATTTCAATGCATTGTACCTAAACTAGAGAATGTAAACGGTAAAAATCTGTATAAATACAGAAACAAGTTCCCTCTTATCAATAATTACATCACATACAAAGAGAAGATGAAGATAGCTACAAGCTATGGTGAGGCTTTCCTTAAGAATGTGCGTAAGAGTGGTAAAATACACACAAGCTTTAATCAAATACTTGACACTGGGCGTGTTAGTAGTTCTAGACCAAACATGCAGCAAATACCTGCAGACAATTCGTTTAGAAACTGCTTCATTGCACCTGATGGATGGTCGTTTGTGAGTGCTGACTATGCTTCCCAAGAACTGAATGTCATAGCTTTTGGTAGCCAAGATCCCGTGTGGATTAAAGCGTTAGAAGAAGGTCAGGACTTACACTCAACCTGTGCTGAGCTTGTGTACAAAGATGGGTGGAATAACTATGCTGAAGATGACTGTGCTTACATGGTCAACAAAAGCAAATGTGACTGTCCAACACACAAGAAGTTGCGTACTAATGTAAAGACTATTAACTTTGGTCTAGCATATGGTATGGGACCTAACAAGCTTGCTGATACATTACAAATATCTAAAGAAGATGCAAAGCAACTCATTGAAGATTACTTCACTGCGTTCCCTAACATCAAAGGGTTCCTTGAGAAACTAGCTGACTTCGGTAAGCATTATGGTTATATCAAGACTTTCCCACCATTTAACCGCCGTCGTTGGTTTGTTAATTGGTTCCCAAAGATATGGTCAGATGAATCAGCATCAATGGAGCTTAGTAGTATTGAGCGTGCATCCAAGAATACACCAATTCAAGGTGCATCAGCGGATATGACTAAGCTTGCACTTGTGTATATTTATGAGTACTTGGCTGATAAGAATTTACCGGTTAAGATAGTGATGACTGTGCATGATCAAGTAGATAGTATTTGTAGAGACGATTACATTGAGAAATGGTCACAAACTCTTACACATCTAATGGAGAAAGCAGCAAACAAAGTAGTTACTAACGGTCTGCTTAAAGCAGATGTAAACGCAAGCAAAGTATGGGAGAAATAGTATTGACTCCATTCGAAATATTGTTCAAAGCTATACGCAAAGAGATGAGGGTGCAAAAGCATCAAATCTTGAGTAGAGATAGGACGCGTGATGTGTGTGAAGCAAGACAAATGTTTTGCCTTCTCGCACGCATGCATACTAAAAAGACTACAGGAGAGATAGGTGAAGCTATCAAGCGAGACCACTCTACTGTTGTATATGCTACTAAGAATATGCAAGGACTAGTTGCTGTAAGCAAGAGACTAAGTATAACTAGGAACTATATCGAATTAGAGATAAAAGATAAACTAAGAGAGAGAACATATGTTAAAACATGTGAACACTGTAAACAAATAATCCATGAATAAAGTTAGAAAAACTCAAGTAGATGCCTTTGATAGTATCAAGCAAAAGCTAGGTGCTAAACAAAGAGCAGTTGCGCATGCCCTCAAGATATTGGGGGAAGCAAGCAACAAAGATTTGTCCAAGTCATTAGGATGGCCAATCAATCGTGTGACTGGTAGAGTAACAGAGCTAGTTGATCGTGGTATTGTAACCTCGAACTCAACTAAAGTTGACCCTGAAACTAATAGGACAGTAACCGTATGGACACTAGCATAAAAACACACGCAGTCAAAGACACTGAACAACGAGCCGCGTTAAATGCGTGGGCTTCTCACAACTTTAGAGGAAGTATAATAGCTGGTACTGGCTTTGGTAAATCTAGATGTGGCGTAGTTGCAATCAACTATGTACTCAAACAGATTCCTAAAGGCAGAGCACTCTTGCTTGTACCAACAGTACAACTGCAAGATCAGTTCAAAGAGGAGTTCATCAAGTGGGGAGTTGAGCAGTGCCTCGACCGTGTGGATATAATATGTTACCAGAGCGCATACAAATTAGTAGACAATCATTATGATATTGTAGTATGTGATGAGATCCATCTTGGTCTCTCACCTAAGTACCGCAAGTTCTTTAAGAACAATCAGTATGACCGTCTTCTATGTATGACTGCTACTCCGCCTGAAGAGGATGAGTACAGATTGCTCTTATTTAAATTAGCACCAACCATCTATACAATAACTTTAGATGAGTGTGTAGACTTAGGACTAGTTGCGCCTTATGAGATTCATTGTGTACCAATAAAACTCACAGGCGAAGAACGTTCAGAATACAGCAAGATCAATAGAAGGTTTGTTAAACACAAGCTAGCACTTGGTCATGATGCATTCAATGCTGCACGCATAATACTAGCGTCTTCGACTAGTAGTGGAGAGATGAAAGCACATGCTGCTGGATTCTACAAAGCTATACGAGACCGCAAGAGCATAATAGACTGCGCAACCAACAAGGTTGAGAAGTTTAGAGAGCTTGTGTATGCTAATTTAGACAAGAGGATAATAACATTTGGAGGTAAGAACTCGTTTACTGATGAGTTAGCGGCTAGCGTTAGCCCACTTGCCGAAGTATATCACAGCAAGAGATCCGCAAAAGCCCGTAAAGAAGCTTTAAGGAGATTTAAAGACGAAGAAGTGAATGTATTGTGCTCAACTAAAGCTCTTAATCAGGGGTTTGATGTGCCTAATGCTAACTTTGGAATCATCTGTGGCTTAACCAGTAAAGCACTATCAATGGTTCAACGTATTGGAAGGTTGATAAGGTTTAAAGAAGGTAAGACAGGGATAGTGTACGTACTATATGTAGAGGATAGCCAAGAAGAGAAATGGCTAAAGAATTCAGTCCAAAAGTTAAATGGAGTTAAGTGGTTGTAAATAATATTTAAACATACATTTTGATATGCTAAATAATTTTATTACATTTGTAAATGCGTTATATGCCATTATAACAAAATCTTTTATATGCAATGACTATTGAACTAGATTTAAATATGCTTAAAGAGGTAGGTATGAGTCCTGATGACTTTACCTACCTTTATCTAGTTTACAGAAAAGGTCAATCATATTTACCACAGCTTAATCTTAAGCCAAATTTAGACAGATTACAGGAGAATAGTTACGTCAAACTCGGAGATAGCTTCGAAGATCATGTTGTTAGACATAAATTTCTAGATTTATTTCTAGCTGATTTTGACAAGATGTTCAACGAGTTGACGTTAACTTATCCTCTCAAAGTAAACTCTGACAAGGGTGTTCGTATCCTTCATGCTAAGGATCCTAATGCTAAGTCTAATAAAAAAGCTAAAATACGTTACAAAAGAATTGTTGACGGCAAGCCCCATGTTCATAGAAAGATCATCGCTTGCCTGAATACACAGCTCAAGTTGGAACGTAATAACCTAGCTTATTTGCAGAACTTAGAAACATGGATTAATAACCATACTTGGGAAAAGTATGAAAACTTAGATGAAAATGACACACGAGACAAAACCAAACCACGCATCACAAGATCTCTTTAAAGACAAAGGATTTCACAGCATAGCAGACTCAGTAAATACCTCACTTAATGAGATAAAGAAGGGTATGCTTGGACAGCGTGTGGTTTACCCCACTAAGTGGACAAGATTAAACAGAAACCTATTAGGTGGTCTGCAACCTGGCAAAATGTATGTCATAGCAGGTCGTCCAGGTGTAGGTAAAAGCGCATTCAGTAATCAGATGATCTTCGATCTTTTAGATACTAACTCAAAGAAAAACTTAATGGTATTGTACTGGTCTTTCGAGATGCCTGGCCATCAGCAAATATTACGTGCTGGTGCTAAGGATGTCAAGAAAGAGGTAATGGATTTACTATCTGTACAAACTAAGTTAAGACAAGACGAGTATGATCTATATGAAGAGAAAGTCACAGCTTATACTGAATATCCTATTTATTTCAATAACGTACCTAAAGACATAACATTTATTAAGCGTACTAATGCTGAAATAGCAGAAAGCTACCCTGATACTTTGGTTGTAAATGTTTACGACCACTCTAGGTTAATATTGAGTAATGCTGATACAGAATTGCAAAAACTAAACGAAATATCTAAAGGCTGCATGTGGATGCAAGCTAAGTTTGGTGTTATCAATATACTGCTATCACAACTAAATAGGAATATAGAACAAGAACACCGTGCCCGTAATCAGTATCAACCAATGCTAACAGATTTGTTTGGTGGTGACAGTATAGGTCAGGATGCTCATGTTGTTATGATGCTACAGAGACCCTTCGATCTCTATGGTATTACAGATTTGTACTGCGATGAAGAACCAGAAGGTTTGCTAGCAGTGCATATAGAGAAGAACAGGGACGGCATGTTAGGTATGATACCATACGAAGCTGAACTTAGTACATTCACCATAAACGAGAGAAAGAATGGTAACAAAAGTAAGTAGACGAGCGCTTGATATTAAGACTAGCGGCAGATCTACAGACTTTATTACTCCTTCTTTTGGGCATGGATGTTTGTACGATTGCAGTTACTGTTACATGAAACGTAACAAACCTGAAGGATTAACAATAGCTAAGAATATAGGAGATATACTCACAGTAGTAAATAACCACGCATTCTTTACACCTGTTAATAAACCCAATCAAACACACGCAGAGTATACTACGTACGACATCAGTTGTAACGAAGACTTTGCATTGCACCTTAGACATCACGACTGGGAGAACATCTTTGATTTCTTCAAGGATCACCCTGTTGCTATGGGGTCGTTCGCTACTAAGTACGTGAACCCTAAGCTGATTGAGTATGACCCAGAAGGTAAAATACGCATACGTTTCAGTTTGATGCCTCAACACATGTCTACGTTACATGAACCGCACACATCTAAGATAATTGATAGAATTAAAGCTATCGATGCATTTATAGATGCAGGGTATGACGTTCATGTTAACTTCAGTCCAGTCATTGTGACGGAGACATGGTTAGAGGATTACAAGCAGTTGTTTCAAATGTTAGACGACTATGTAGATTACAAAGAGCAAGTTCTTGCAGAGGTTATATTTCTAACCCACAACGAGAATAAGCACAAAGCTAATCTTATAGATAAACCGGATGCAGAAGCACAACTGTGGGCACCAGATATACAAGAGGATAAGATCTCACAGTATGGAGGGAGAAACATTAGATACGAAAGACACCGTAAGCGAGAATACATTAACCAATTTATAAACCTTCATGGTCAAATTATACCATGGAATAAAATCAGATACATATTTTGAAAAAAGGATACTTAGACTATAAGCCTCTTG